TTATGTTTCATCGCTCGCCCCTGAAGTGATCACAGCCTTTAAATAATCCACCTGACTAAGCAGGTAAGGTGAAAGGTCGTCCATCCCATCTAGGGTGAAGTAGTAACGCAGTGCGGCCAGCTCATTGAGTACCGCCTTTTCTTCAAGTGTATTTTCCATTTGTCTTAGCCTACTGATTTATTTAGCCGACTCTAGTGGTCGTGCCAGTGATTTTACCGCAGCGCCTCAACCTTGGCATTAGGGCAATAAGTGATACACTATTTTACGAATACCCGAAATTTGTTCAGCGCGTGTCGCAATAACTAGCTAAGGGGCTGCAATTTCATTTACTCATGAATTAAAATCAATTAAATGAAATCATATTAAGCATAAATTAAATGAGATATTTATCTATAACGTTACTAACCATGTTTTTTCATTCACACGCAGTAGCAAGGGAACAAGCCTACTTAGAGAACCTTAACGATGGCGGTGACGGCGGATTGATGTTTGTTTTCATCGCCATGCTAGGTTACTTTTTTTGGGAGATATTAAAGGGGAAAGGCAGTTACGCGAAAATAAGTGCATGGAAGAGAGTTTCTTTCGTGGTTGGGTCATGTTCAGTTATGTACATGTTCCCTATTGTATTCTACATAATCACACTTTTGATGTGCCTTTTTTTTCTGTGGTCTTTGGTGTTCAATTAAGTGCTCCTCAAATTTGAGGAGCATTATAGTTAGTTTATCAGTTCAAACTTATTGATGTATTTACTTATATCTGTTGTTTTGTTTAGCATATATTTCCCGTTATCTATGGATATTCTTATTGATATTGTATTTGTATCTTTTATTGAACCAGTATTTATAAAAGTCCAAACAACAGAACTTGGGAATATCACATAGTCGTGGTGAAAGTGAGAGCTCATGAACCTTCTGCATAGGAGAACATAAAACGTTGAACTTTGGTTGTTACTTTCAAATATATGTTTCCTAATGCTAAAGTTGAAAGTCTCAGAACACTCTGAGGCGGTCTTAACCTGTATGTGAAAGTATCTACCATTCTTTGATGCAACAAGATCTATACCCTCATCAACAGTCATTATTGCTGCGTTATATCCTCTAAAAAGCAATTCACCAAGGACTGAGTGTTCTCCAGCAGAACCAATAAAATTTGAGCTTGGTGGCTCTGGTATTTCAATTAAAACATGATCTGTTGTTTTGGTTTTCACTCTCTTTGCTCTATACACTCCCCTTTTGAATGTTCCATTTTTGTTTTTTATTTTGAAAATCTGGATAATGATTTTTTTGTTTTAATTTCAAGTGACAATTTTGCTGATAGCTTAGACGAAAGCGTTTCAATGTCGATTTGAAGATTCTGGTACCTTTCTATAATTAGCCTAGCCATATCATTAACGTGTAATCCGCTTGGGTTTTCCTTTAACACCTCAAGCGCCATCTCTGAAAAGTCAATCATTGAAATGAAACCCTTAGATTATTTTGGTTAAAGGGTTGATTTTATGCACATTGTTTCGCGCATCAATGAGTTTTTTTATTGGCTTTTTAAAAATGCAATGTTGATTGCATTGTTAGTGCAACACACCCATTGCAACCTCATATTGAAAATGACTTTTTCAGCAAAAAAAACATTCAGATCATCAATTAAGCAAGGCTGGAATTCCTGCCTTACAGGTTTCAAGATCAATTAACATTTGACAACCCAAAACGTAAGGGGCTAACATTCCGGTTGTGAGGCGTCGAAACCTCCTGTACACAGTCGGATTACACCAACCCCGTAAGCGTTGGCTTTTTTGTGCCTGTCGTTTGAGCACAAGCCCCACCATAGATCTATCTACAGAATTATGTTGGGAGGGCGACGAATACAATACCCTTCGGGGAAATAAGTCCGCCGTTACTGTGTACGGTTTCGAACCTCCTGACACCAATCAATTTCGAAATAAACACAGGTAAATGAATATGAACGCTATCGCAATCCTAGGTCACAACATACGCCTTAAAGATAAACTTTTCTCTTTAAATGATCTGCACAAAGCTAGCGGATCTCTACCTAAGCACCAGCCAAACCGATTTCTAAGACTAGATACTACACAAGAGCTAATCAATGAAATGGCAAGCTACCCAGATCTGGGTAGCACGCATGAAGTCCAGAACGGAAAGGGAACTTGGGTTTGCAAAGAGTTGGTTTATGCCTACGCGATGTGGATAAGTGCCAAATTCCACTTGCAGGTTATTAGAGCTTTTGATGCTTTGGTAAACCGCAAATTAGTGACACTGTCATCAGAACAAAAGTGCAAGATCAAAGCGGCGATTGGCGCGAGAGCCAAAAACCAAGGTGAGCACTATCAAAGCCTATTCGCAGCACTTAACCGTCACTTCCGTGTGAGCGAGTATGCCGACATACTAGCTGTTGATTTTGAAGAGGCATTGAAGTTTGTACAAACTGTTGAGCTGCCTAACTACAAGAAAGAGCTTCCTGTTGTTTGCATGCGCATTATGACAACCATTGAAAACGGAGTTGTAACGAATAGCTCTGCCGTTCCCAACGATGCCTATGTTGTCACAAAAGGAAGATTGGCGAATCTGCTTTCTGAACCTGGTGTTTTCTCTTTAGAAGAGATGGCAAAGATCGCAGAAACGGTAAATAGAAGAATGGTAGAGCTGGCAATGAGTGCCGGAAGAATGTTAACTGTAAAGTAAGATAGCCTTCGCTTGCGCTATCTGGAACCCTAGCCCTCCTTCGTGGAGGGCTTTTTTTACAATCCCAAGTAAATAAACTCATACTTACCAGCATATACAGGTTCATTATCGGTTTGGGTAACTCCCCCGTTCATACTTGCAGTATTTCCACTGTAAGTGTGTCCATGAGCTGGTATATCAATAGAGTGACTATGTCTTAGGTTTACTGAGTTAAGAGACTCTAGAGAGGTTCTGCCAACCAACCACACATCTCCTCCTGATACTGGTGGAGGTGGTTCTTGTTTTACAAAATATCTCCCCCAGTTTAAACCAGACTCAGCCCATTGAGGAATGTTACCATTAGAAAAGTTAGCGGCAGTGTTTCCATTGTGGCTACCTCCGGAAGCTGTAGTGCCACTATAACTTAATGTAACGTTGGGCAATGCTGAACGCGGCAGTTTAAAATCACCACCCAAACCAAGGCCAGACCCGCTACCTAATAAGTTACCTCCAGCCGCCCTTGCATAGCGCCCCTGAGTGTTGGGCAGGTTTCCAGATAATCCTAACCAAGTAGCTGCAGTTCTAGCAAAGGCTGGTAATGTAGATATTGCGCGGCCATTTAACCTATACCAACCATCATGATCTGCCGACTGATAAGAAAACTTAGTATCACCAATCGCCAAGGCTACGCAGTTTTTATCTACGTTCGCATAATCGCCATTTACTCTGCGACATGCCTTTGTGTTTAAACACAACCAATACCAGCCAGAACCCTGACCATCGTTAGATTCTTTATAGAAGAAAGCAAAGCTATCTCTAGCTTGGCGAAGGTGAAAAACGCCTTGATTGTACGCCGTAAAGTCTATAGCAACTCTATCAGTCAGCCCTAGCTCTGAACCATCCGTGAAAGTAAATGGATCTTTGAAGGTATCAGGCACAATGAATTTTGGAGGAGTTGGACTGCTCCATTCTCCATACCAAATGTAATCGCAGCCTACATACAAGGTCTGCCCTGTGTTAACGACTTCAGTATGAGTGTTAAGTGTGATTTCTTTGTATGGAAGCACCTTGCTACGGAACCACGGCTGAGTGCCGTTACCTTTGAGATCAACGCCAGAGAAGCGAACAAAGAGTTTGCTACCCTCTGCCAGCACATAGAAATTAGGCTCAACCAATACGGGTTGGTTTGCATCAACCTCCGCCTGAGTAATGTCTCGATGAAAATCCACCACTGGCGCGCCGGAATCATCCTCACCTAGCCAGTATTGAGCGCACAACCTGCCTGCGCTTGCTGGCTTGATTTCAAAGGAATAGGTGAGGTTATCCCCTGCTGTTGTGTAACTCACCTCCACAGGTGATGGCATGATCACATTATCCGTGAGGTTAACGTTTAATGTTGATGATGAGCCAAGCGCAAAGAATCTCGGGTTACTGTAGCTACCGCCATCCTTATCAAATCGGTTCACTAAACACAGCGCATCAGTGCCATCGGCCAACCGAAAACCAACAGCCTGAACGGCGTTACTCATGCCGAAGGCTGAGCCCAAGTAAACAGTGCTTGGTTTTACCTGTAGCGAGGAATCCGCAATGATGGTATCGGTTGGCTCGTCGTAACTTAATTTATCCAGCACCTTGGCATCATTGCCTGAAATGCCAGCGCCACCAAAAGGGAATATTGGGTTAACACTCATACCGCCACCTCAACGACAATCTCTTCCTTGGTTGCACTGGCAGAACGGACAAACGCCTTCTTTCCTTCTGCACCAGCTTGAAACCATTCATCCGTAAAACCACCTTCCGCTTTGCTGCGAAAAGTGAAGTGATCATTGGTTGCGGGTAGCTCAGCCTCACTGGCTACCATAACAACGCCTTTGACTACTTGACCTTTAAAAATATCGGTCGGTTGCGTACCGGGATACAGATCAGAAATCTGTTGCCATTGGTGGGATACTTCGATTCTTTTAGGCATGGTTTATCACCTCGCTATTGATAACTTGAATGCCAATATAGCCCCCGTCAAAGTATTGTCGAGGGGCTTAGGTTTAATCAAAGTACGGATTAATTCGCCTTACTGCCTGTGCCACCAAGGCATTGCGCTGCTGTAGCTTGCGGGTGATTCGCTCTCGCTTCTCCTCCGCTGTCAAAATTCCGTCTCTGAGAATTAGGTTTACTTCATTGTTCAGTTGCTTGATAAGCTTTTGGGTATCCTTAAGCGGTTTTCTTGCGTTAAGAATTTGCCCTCTCTCTTCCAGCAATTCATTAGCCCGTTCAAAGCGCCCTTCTTTTCGGAAGTCATTCACGGTGCGGTAAAGCTCCTCGGCCTCACTCATCATCTTGTAGAAGTCATCAAGATATTTGGTTGATTTGGCGCGGTCGCTGCCTTGGTAAAAGGCTTTAATGACTGGCAAATCTTCTGGCCTTAATGCAGGTTTTACCCCGTAACCACCCAAGCTGCGCGCCACCATATCCGAAACCGAAAGCACATAACCGCCAACCGTTCCCAAGTAACCATTGTAAATGTGCTCTAACTTCTTAGGAGATAGCCCTGTAAGCTCGCCGATTTCACGCATGGTGATAGAGGTTTGCTCGTTATATCTTGCCTCTGGTGCCAAGCTCAGATCGGCCATGTTCTCAATTGGCGCACCTTTGAATTGCGAATAGTTGATCGCTGCTTCAAACAGTGGGTTAATCACTTGCGGAACAGGGTTAAGGGCGAAGGTGCTCATTAGGTTTCTTCCAAACGCACTAGCCAGATCAGACATGTTATCTTCAAAAAGCGCAGTGTTGATGATGCGCTCAGGGAAGGTGCCGAACAGTACGCCGATTTCAAACGGCTTTGGAATGCGCACATGCTCATCACCAAACCAGAAGTGCCAGTTCATATCCTTGTCCCAATCTGGCAGCTCTTGATAACGCTCGTCTTCACCATTTACTAACGCAAGTGCAATGGATGCCGCGGCGATCATTCCTCCGCGCTGAGCAATTTGTACTGGGTTTTCCTTTGTCGCTCTGGCCAGCTTGCCTAAGCCTTGCAGTCTGGCATTGAAGAACGGCAGCACGTCACCCATGAACATGGCGATTTTGCTGTTACCGTGCATAGAGAAATCCATTAGGTCTTTGGCTTCAAACACGGCTTGAGCTTTGCTTTTGCCTGCCTTGAGTGCGGCCTCGTACACGGCCTCACGGTTGGCGTTTTCTAAGCCTTCACCAAACTCCATGTATTTATCCCAACCCTTACGCAGCTTGGCGGTGAGCTGGTCTTTGTTGGTTACCATGGTGTTTTGGTAATCACGAATTTCTCTTTCGCTAAAGCCTTTGCGGATCAGCGCTTTTCTTACGCTGTCTGCCATCGCTTGCGGATCATTGCCGTTAATGTAGCCACCAAGGAATGAACTGCCTGCAAACATCATGTCAATGGTTCCGCCTTCTTTGCGCAGGGTTTTCCTTACGCCTTTCAGTGAATCCACAATCGGGGTGAATCCATCCTCACTAATTGCCCATGACGAAAGCGAGTCACGCAGGAAGTTTCTCAGCATAAATTCCGGTGACACTGTGACGGTTGAGGTAATCAAGCGCTTTGCACCTCTGGCAATCTTCATCAGCCAATGATTAGTCCTTTCCATGTCAATCTGTGTCATTGCATTGAAAAGCTGAGGATCGGCAATTTTTACTAAGTAGTTTTCCCCTTCAATTTTTACCTGAACCGCATCCGCCGCTTTGAACTGCATAAGATTCGGTCTTGGGATAACTTCGATTAAGTCTGTATCCGAAAGGTTGTAAACGACTTTCTGCATTGCCATGTTTTTCATTGAGGCATCAACCAGCTTGCCTGTGTTGATAAAGATGTTTTCTAGCAGGTCATTAACGTTTTTATCTGAACCCTTCAGGCGTTTGATTTGTGCGCTCTGGTTGGCAATGCCGAGACCTTTCCACGGACCAATAACTGCATCTAACCCCTTCTCTTTGGCTTCATCGTCTTGGCGATAAAACGGCACGTACCATTCACTCTCCCAGCTTTCTCGGCTCTCTTTATCAATAAGCCCTGCCTCTTCAGCCAGATTTAACAGGGCTTTATTCATGGCGTTGTACTTGGCTTTGGCGGCTTTGAACTTCGCTTGCTTGCCTTCGCCTAGCGCGATCAGTGCGTTAATCTCTGAATCACTGAGCAGGTTTTCACGGCCTTCTGCTTTCAGCTCTCTGGCTCGGTTTCCTGCCATCCATGCCAGCCAGTTATTGAGGTCCTTGCCTAGACTTTCAAACACGCCCAATAGGCTGTCTGCCTCTCCGGTTCCCTCTTTCTTTTGAATGATGCCATCTTTCCATTCAGGCACACCGTAAAGCATGACGGCTTGCATCACTGAGGATGAGCCAGACGCAAGGCGAGCCGCAACGTAACCACTATCTTCAGCGCTGTTAATGCCGGCTTTATCTTCGGCATACTTGATCGGGGCAAGGCCATCGAGCCAACGGGTATTCCTTTTCTTTAGGAATTTATCCATAAGCTCAATCCAATCACCCATGCTTTTGCCAAGCATTTCTTTGCCAAACTCTTTGGCTAGTTCTGCCTTGGTTTTTTTCGAGCCCAAGCCTAGTTTCTCGGCCAGCTCTGGCGTTAGGGTTTGCCCGTCCATCGAGAACAGGGTTTTAGAGAATCGGCTATCACTTCCCTTGTATTGGTAGGTTCGGCCATCTTCGTCAACGCCTGACCACATGTTGACGTTTTTCACGCGCTCGGTGAGTGTGTCTACAATGTTGTAAAGCTCGGCCTTGGTCATGTCTCCCTCTGACATTAAGCCGACCTTTCTCAGTGCTTTTGCAATGGCGGTGATCACAGCATCAAGCCAGCGCTGAATTTTGCTGCGCTCCACTTCCGCTGCCATGGCGATGATCTCTTCCACCTGAATATTCAAGCTCATGGTTCCGTAGCGTTCTTCAACCGAATCCAAAATATCTTTTAGATAAGGCGAGTTGCTGCCACGGAATACGGTTTCGAGAATCGCTTGGTATTCGGTATCGCCAACCACTTGTCTAAACGCATGGTGAGCCAGAATCTCATGGCGAAGTTTTTGCCGCAGATCTTTAGGGCTTGTGATGTTCTCGGCCACGATGAACACTTTGCGCTCATCTTCGTTATAGAATGCGTTGATGGTTGCGCCTTCTGGCACATCACCACTCACGTATTTAAGTGCTTCCTGCTGAGTGGGAATTACCTGAACGGTGACCGCCGCCCCGCCGTTGTAGCGTTTAAGCCACTCTTTGACGTAGTAGTTTGCCGCCTTTTCCGTTAAGCCCTTTTCACTGGTAGAAGGTTTGGTTCCTTCTTGGCTGAACATGGTTTGCTTTTGCTTCGGCTTTTTCTGCTTGGCTTTTTTCGTTGGCTTCATATCCAGCATGGTGCTAAGCACTTTGCGGCGCTGAGTGGCTTGATCATCACCCTGTTCAAACTGGCTGATTGCATCACGCGCTTTTTGCAAACCTTCTGGTGTGATTTCAGGAATGGTTTGCGCCAACGCTTCAATCTCTTTTTCGGCGCTCATGTCACCACGTTGGAATCGCTCGGAAATCGAATCGACCTTTTGCGGATCGGCAATTAAGGCGCGCTGGTACAGGTTGAGCATTTCATCAGGATCATAGTTCTGATTTTGTTCAGGGAAGCTAACCACGTTGCTGTTATCCACCGTTTCTGTGGGTAAGCTGTTATTGGTTTGCTCTGTGGTTGAATCTGCAAGGGCTTGCTCAATTTCACTTTTAATCTGAGGCAATGAGACTGGATTGCCATCGATTTCTAATACCGTTCCGCTTGGTGTGCTATCGAGAATGGTGTTGATTCGGCGCAGAGATTGGGTGATTTCATTCTCGACAAAGGCTTTCGCTTCGCTGCTTGTGGTATACTGTTGAAACAATTGCTCAGCCTGTGCGCGGCGACGGATGTTATCCGGATCGTTAGCTTCTCTCTCAGCGCGAGCTCTGGCCTCTTGCTGATAAGCGGCAAGGCGTTTTTCGTGGTTTTGGAATTCGGCCAATACTGCATCTGCATTAAAGCCTTTTGCTCTTTTCAAACGCTGTTTCATGCGCTTGGTTTTTTTCGTAATGCCAGCAAAGTCACGGATGGGTTTAATACCCTGCTCACGCATTTTCATTGTGTTAGGGCGATTGGCAAAGTTGGACTTTCCGCCTTGTGGCTCAATGAAAACATCTTGCGCGGTTAGCCCACGCCGCTGCTGTTCTTGCTCTCTGGCTGCGGCAAAGTCTGCCGCTCTCACTCTGTCTTGTTCCTGCTCGGCCATCTGCTCAGAGAAGAGGCGATCACGAACGTTCATCGCGGCGTCAGTCACTTGTGAGGGTGTGATTGGTTGGGTTTGCGGCCTTACGCTTTGGCGTTCTAAATCATCACGCAGAGCAATGCCCTGTTGCTCGCGCATTTGCATGGCTGCTGCGGTCGGCTGGTAATCTCTTGGTAAACCGTATTTGTCGGCAATGTCTTGCTCGATGTTTAAGCCCGGTGGCGTGAATAGCTGAATGTCATCTTCACTGACGATCGGCATGGCTGGCTCCGGCTGTGTCACTGGCTGCGCGACAGGCTGAGGTTGAATATCCACTGGCTGAACTTCTGGAGCGTTCACAGGTTGCGGCATGATGGTATTGAGCATTTCATCCGCTTGTGTGCTGGCGGTTTGCGCTATGTCATCCGCGCTGTGCAACTCTGTATCAAGGCTTACGTTTCCGGTGATCGGCTGTGCTTCTGCTCTTTGCTTGGCGCTTGGTTTTTCTAGTGCTCCTGAAATTCCACCCATGCCAGCAGACAATACGCCTTCGTTAGCAAAGGCTAGGGCTACGCCTTCGTTTAAATCTTGCGTTGGGTCGGCAAGTTGTTGCACCACTTCATTGTTCACGCGCTGCTCTACCGCACCTTGCGCGCCTTCTTGAATGCCCTCTACGGATGCGCCTTTGAGTGTGTTGGCAAAGCGAGATTCTACCGAGGCCAATACGCCGCGACCACCAAACCAACCCGCCGCACCTGACAGCGTGTTAATGGCAAACAGTTTCGGATCAGACCACGCTTTTTCACGCGCCATGTTAACCAATTCGGCTTTTGCTGCTTCGCCCACTTCCTGATCTGAGAACGCTTGGTTTTCTGGCAGTGCGCGGATTTCATTGAACAGTTGGTTAAACTCTTCTGATTGAGACTGAAGATCTTCAATGCTGAATTCTTCTATCTTTTTTGCCACGTTGTTTGAGGCCATGCCGTTAGCCATGGCAATCGTGCCAGCGGATGATCCGATAAAGTTGGCGGCTCTGGCTGGCATTCCGCGCTTGAGGGCTTCTTCTGTGATTTGTTTGCCGATCACTTTGGCGCCCTGTTTAATGCCCATTTTGGCTACGCCAGAAGCGGGGCCACCTGTTGCAGCAAATGGAACTAATTGACCTGCGAGCTGTGCGGCAGTGAGCGCCCATGTGCGCCAGTTGCTTGCGCCATCATCAAAGAGAATGTTGCCGCGCTCATCTTGCTTGAATAGCTGCTGACCTAATGCGTTTCTGCCCTGTTCGCTCATCTGGCTGTATTGATCTTGTTCGAGCTTTAGCGCTTGGTCGCGCAATCCGGCGAAGGTTTCAGAGTCAAAGATTTGGTTTGCGGTTTCAAAATCACCCGCGAAACCTTGAGCAATACCCGCTTGCATGGCATCCGCTACATCACCCCAAAAACCTTGGTCGTTGCCTTCTGTGGTTGATGTTTGAGATTGAGTTTGTAGCTGTTGGCGGCGCTGCGCGAGCTGGTCAAGTTGGCTGAGGAATTGGGTTTTTCTTTGTTCGTTTTGCATGGCTACCTCAAAAACGGGCATAAAAAAAGCCCCACCCGTAAAGGGGTGAGGCTTGGCACTATGGGGAAATATTACCCCATTTTTTGGGTAAAGCTATTACTGAGTGGTTGTGGCGCTTTTTTCTTTCATTCTGGCCAGTGCGCCTTGTGGCGGCTGAGATTGCTGTGGTGTATAGCTTTGGCTTGCTCCTGCACCACCAAGATAGCTGCTTGCTACTGGCCCTTGCTGCGCTGGATTGGTTTTGAATGCGGAAACGGTTTTCGTCACTAAGTTGTTGATGGATTCTTCACTCAGCGCCCAAAATGGTGCTTTGGCGTATTCCTGAACCGCAACCAATCCCTTGTTTGCAGCGCTGGTGCTTTCGCCTTCTTTGCCCGGTACCGTGACGCCTTTGCCGTTCTTTGTGATTTCGGTTGGCTCGGAACCTTGCGGATCACCAGCGTTCGGCGCAGGTGGCGCAGTGCCATAGATGTTGGTGATCAGCTCTGCGTAACTTTCACCAAGGCCGGATGTGATAAACGCATCAGGGTTATTTCTCATCAAGGTTTCTAACTGGCTTGCTAATGGCACTAGCGCTTTGGTATCTGGCGGAGCCATTCCGCTTTCTGGATACATGGCCTTTGAGATTTGAGTTGCCAAATCTTCCGCACGTTTCAGCACTGGCTTGTAGCGGCTATCTTGCTGACCTTGCGCAGCTTTCACTCGCGCCAATTCCAGATCACGTTTGTACTTTAATTCAGCGTCCGCCAATTGGTCAGCGCGTTGCTTTTCATATTGCTCTGACTGAAATTGTTGATTCATGCGTTGGCGCTCAGAATCATTTTCAAATAGGCGCGCATCTCTCGCGGCCTGTTCGGCACTGATGCGATCTGCTTCTTGTTTACGAAAGCCCTGCTGGGCGATGCTGCTCATGCCTTCGCCAAGTGATTTACTCAGCGAACCGAAGAAACCACCGACTGACATTACTGACCCCCTTGGTTCATGGATTCGCCAATTTTGGTAATGAGCTGCGCGTACTGCTGACGCTCTTGCTCATTGAGCATTCCGCTTGCCATTTGCCCAAACTGCTCAAGTGATGCGAAGAATAATTCAGGCATCATTTGCTGCGCTTGTTCTGGCGGGATTTGCATTTGTTTTACCAGCTCTTTCAGCATTTCTTTGGCGGAGTTGATCATGACATTGGGCGGAATGGTTTTACCCTGTTGCATGGCGGCTTGAAGGTTGGCAACCAGCGCTCCAGCAATCATCATCGGGATGGCTTCCATCGGGTTTTCACTTGGGGCTTGGCTACCTTGCAGCGCTTGCATGCCGTTTTGAGTTACCATATCTCGCATCTGCATCATGGCGTTTTGCTGCTGGTTTTGTTGCATTTGACTTAGGCTCATATCAGCTTACCTTTACGTTGTCCCAAATAGTTGAGACGTCAGGGAATTCAAACTTTGGTAGTCTATTCGTTAGCGGCTGCTCGGTCACGGACTGCTGCATTTTGCTGAGTAGTCCTTGGCGGTTGCCGCCTTCACCGTAGTTCGCGCCATTGGTGGGCGAGTTGGTTTGCACACCGAGGTTATCGAGAGTGGCACGGTTATCACTGATAAAGGATTGTCGGCCAACTGCCAGATCCGCAGTATCAGCAAAGTTAGCTACCGCACTTAATGCCGGAGCCATGCTTGCGGCGGTTTTGCTGCCATTAATAAGCGCAGCCTTGCCAACGAGGTTTGCACCACGAATCGCAGTCGATGCGGTATCGTCGCCACGCATTTTGGAGAGGATGCCTTGTTTAGCTACTGCGTCTGCATCTTGCGCCGGATCCGGTATGTTCTGCGCGTAACTTCCCCACGGATCGGCCTCTTCAGCAAATGCGCCTTTGATGGCGTTGTAACCCGTCTCGGCCACGCCAACTAAACCACCAGTAACAAGGTTGCCTACACCTTTGAGAGCAGACATACCAATCTCATCAGCGTTTTCATTGAGCGCATTCTGTGTAACCTGCGCGGTGCGGTCGCTTGTCATGTATGTGCCTGGTGTCATTGCTGACATAGCTTCTGAGGTAATGCCTAGTGCGCGCTGCTCTGCGGTCGGCGATTGGAAGCTGGCCTTGCTGGCTAGTTGGCCGAAACCGTTTTCACCCGTTAGTGAGGCGGCGGTATCTTCTGCCACGGCCGCTTTCATTCTGGAGAGATTGCCAACTGGTGAAACACTGCTTTTTGAGAATCCGCCAAAAGCATCGGCTGCGCCTTGGTAACCAAATCCGCCACCGTTGCCGCCGTTTCCTCTATCACCATTACCGCCAAAGTTGGCATTACCAAACGAACCGGAGCCTAGGCCACCGGAACTGGCATCGGCACCGCCGGATGGATTGCCGATTGAACCGACACTATCAAAAGCGCCAGAACCTAAACCGCCTGTGCTGGCATCGGCACCACTGCCAACGCCCATGCTACCGCCGCGATCACTAGCGCGACTGCCTTCATTGCGGCTTGTGCCTCTTGAATGGTCACCACCGCCGTATTCGCCACGGCCACGACTGCCGCGATCACCTGCTGCCATAGTTAACCCGCCTTTTTCTTCATACGGGTTAGGATGCCGCCACTTGCTAGATTGGGCGACTCACTGACCGTTAGGTTACCGTAGCCGGCATCAACATTCGGAACGGCGGACCACTCTTTGCGCATTTGGTTTTCCATGTTCAGGCGGTCTTTGTACGAGTCCATTTCTTGCTTCATGAGCTGCTTTTGGCCTAGGTAACCGCCAACGCCAATCAGACCAGAGCCGAGCAGCGTGGTTGTAGTTGGGTTCTTTTCCATCCAATTCGCAGCAGTTGTGGCCGCTTTAGCTGCGGTTTGCCCAACGCCAGTAACAAGATTTACTACGTTATCAAAATCAAACATACGTTACCCCACTGTGATATTCGGCACGCCAAGATTAGGGAAGCTCGCCCAATCTTTCTGCGTGGTTGGAATTTTATTGAACAGGTTAGAGATAAAGGTGAGCTGAGAATCTCGCATCGTCTTTAGCTGGTTGATGGCGTTTTGCTTATCGGTGGCGTTCATGTTGGTGTTGTTCATGATGCCAGCAATTTGCGCGTCAAAGTTTCCGGTGATCTGCTGCGCGTAATCGATGTATTTGCCAATGGTGTTGGCAGACACTTCGCTCTCTTGCATGCCTTGCTGGAATTGCTGAGCATCGTCTTGCATGCCTTGCTGGAAATTCTGTGACGCATTCTGCTGAGCCATCGGTAATGCGGCATCAACCATCGCACGCATGCTTGCCTCCGTGTTAATGCTAGAACCTTGCATTCCGCGAGCCGCAGCCGCTCTATCACCCTGAGCTGCTGCAACACGCATCGGCAAAGAGTTTGATGCGGTGATCTGCGATAGCTGATCAGCAACGTTGGTTTTATCAATCTTGCTGGTATCAGGCATTGCGGATAGCTGCGGTGTTTTCGGCGCAAGCGTTCCGGTTGTATTTGCTGTAGTTTGCGGCGTGGCCTTGGGAGCGGCACCACTCACACCAGCGCTAGGCGGCGTAACCGCTTGAGGTTGAGTAACGGATTTATTCGACGTTTTTAACGCCTGACTCATTGTTGCTAGCGACATATCACCACCTTAAAAACCGAATCGCTTTAAAACAGATTGATCTACTTTCTGAACGTATTCATAGATGGGCTCTATATAACCTTCATCACCCTCTTTTAGCGATGTGTCGTAATTGTCAGGATACTGCGCATCGTCGTAGCGCACTGTAATTGTCGCCGCGGCAACTGCTTGCTCGTACGTTAGCCCGACGCTTTTCGCGTCTTGCGCTGAGTTAATAATTTTTGATGTGCCTCGCATAGCTGGCTCTCCAGGTTTTTGATTAGGTTTTTGCTATCAGCCCAGCGCGCATGCCCAAGCCATGAGGATAAAAATCGGCGTAGCTGCTCTGGTTGATTGCGGGTTTTGTAGCGTTTAATTTTGCGCTTAGCCGTGGTTACTGACTGCCTGCGCAGCAGCTTATGTGTCGGCCAAATGCGATAACCCAGAAAGTTAATGCCTTGACCTAGCGATGTTACTGACCACTTTGACAGTCGCAGGTGCATCTTATCTGCACAAAATTGCTCAAACTCAGCCTTTAGCGTGATCATCTCGGAGCGACTTGAGCCGAAAATCACAATATCATCCATATAGCGTATAAAGTGCCGTCGCTTAGCTGTGTGCAGCAGCCACTCGTCAGCTATCGTGCCGTAAACATTGGCGAATAATTGGCTAGTTAGATTGCCAATCGGGATGCCAACGCCGCTTGGCGGAACGAATTGCTCAATCAGCGCCAGCGTTTGGCTGCACGATATTTTTGATCGAATGCGCTCATGCAGCACAGCGCGATCGATGTTGTAAAAATAGCCAGCGAAGTCTGTTTTTAAAATCCACACTTCGCCCTGTTTTGCCAGTCTGCGCATTAGCGCTTGGCAATATATCGCGCCAGAGTGCGTACCTTTGCCCGCTATACAGCCGTAGCTTTGCGCGTAAAACGTGCGGTTAAAAATCGGCTCAATGATGTTATTGACCGCATGCTGCACAACTCTGTCACGAAACGGCAGCGCAGAAATCACGCGGCGTTTTGGTTCGTAAATCACAAACTCTTTGTGCTTACCTGGCGCATACTCGCCACTCAGAATAGCTCTAGAAATCAGCACGCTATTTGACTCTAGATAATCCATGTAAACCATGCCACCAACGCTGGCGGGGTTGCCACTGCGCGCCTTGTGAGCGGCGCGGAGTAGGTTGTCGTAACTGGCTATTGACTCAATGAGTCGTTTGTATTTTTTACCCATAAGATTGTCACGCTCGGCTTTCGCTGTTGTTACTCGCCTACGGTGAACCTCGTAATGTATTCGCCTAAGCTGGTTAAGCTGGCTGACCACTCGGGTCGCTCAGAGCGCTATCACAACCCTGACGCATATTTTAACTAGTCACAGACGCCACGGGCCGCAATGCTCCCATTGGAATTCCACGGCTCGTTGTTCCAGTTCGAGCAGCGGGAGCCGGCTTGGCCGGAGTTGTCCCAGTTGCTGCCGAAAATCGAGGCGAAGTGTCCAGCTCAACCGTTTTTTATTTTACTTTTTTGATCCACGCATTGAGCATTGCTCCGCACTCACTAATGTGCACCAGTGCGACTTGGTGCTGTTTTGGCGAGAGAAGCTGACGCTTGTGATGTGTTGCAAAGCGCAGCAAATAGCGCAAATTAGCCAGACCAGCATCACACATGTATAGCCGAGACTTTTGACCGGATTTGCCCGCTTGAATAAACAGCGCGGCTTGCTCAAGTATCGCATCAAGTATTTTATTGCGCAGTACTCCATGCGCGCGGGGTGCGTTTTGCAAAATCGGGTAGAGATAATTTGCAGCTTCATCAAACTTTTTTATGATAATCATTTGCTCACTGCTAATTACCGCATCTCTGTACTGATTCATAACGTTCGCTCTCGCTCACTAACCAAGTTGCAGGTGGTCACAGACGCCACGGGCCGCAAAGCTCCCATAGGAAGTCCACGGCACGTAGCGCCAGTCCGAGCAGCGGGAGCCGGCTCGGACGGAGAGGTCCCAGCCGCCGCCGAAAACCGAGGCGCCAACTCCTTCGCTGCCAAGCGCGCTGTAGACGCTTCCTTTGCCGTTGGTTTCTGCCGCGTACCATGCATAGCCACTTGAGCCATTACCGCGATCCCATTGCTCGGAACCCCATTGCCACATATGTCCGCTTACTTGCTCGCACCCGATGAGCGAGCGAGCGCTGGCATCAAATTTAGTCGTTACTGGGTCAACGCTTGCGACATGGCCGGTCACAGAGCCTTGCGCCAAAACACTAAATTCATGCGCATTCGGAAGACGCTTCCCGAATGCTGCTAAAACTTCTGTTGCGATATACTGCGTAAAGTTTGCGTACTGACTTGTACCGTTACCGCCCCATTTGGCTGGTATTTTTGGGGGGGAAGCACCATCCGCAATGGTTGCGTTGTAGGCACTTGTACCTAGAGCATCAGGAGTTGTATTAAGCAGATAAATATCAGCCCAAAAGCTCGAACCGCTAATGTCAATAACCATTCCACGAGGGTCTTTGCATTGGGGGCGAAAGTTTAAATCGTAAAAGCTGTAGCTCTTAAACTCATTGTTACCGTAATGAAACCCGCCGATTCGGCGCGAATTGTCAGCGTTATATCCAGCAGGGAATGTGAAATTGCTGGATACAATCAAGCCATCAGCAGTCGCATAAATCGCATAATCAACGCCGACAAGTAGCGTTGGTGTTGTAATGGTTTCATTCGCTCCGAAAGTTAGAAGCTGACCATCAACAATGACAGCGATGTTACATGCGGTTTTCAACAGACCACCAGAGACCATAAAAGCAGGCTCATGCTCAGATGATTTATTGAATGACTTTGCGGTAAGTAAAGAGAATCGTTGCTGTTGTTCCCGATAAAACTCATTAATAACCAAATCGTATAGGTGCTTATTTTGAGAACCTTGACGATAGAAACCACCAATCTTTCTGCTCGTTGACGTTGAATGGCCAACTGGCGATTGAGCGTTCGAGCTGACAACCAAACCATCATTGGTGTAGTAAATGTAGTAAGCACCATCGAGTGATAGCGGATCTACAGGGACAAGCGTGCCGCTACTGATTTTTTCAAGCTTACCTAAAAGCTCAAGATAGATATCACCATTAACTCTAATATCCTGTCCAAACAATTTAAAAGCCTGTTCGTTTGGAATGGTTTTAGCAAGATGACCTACTTTTAATACTGCGATGTTAGGTAGTGCCTCAGTTGCATCAGGGTAACTCTGCTCGATTTGCTGTTGGATTTGCTGAGCTCTATCCGCAGATGCACCAGAGCGATTGGCCTCATCAGTCGCGCGCTGAACTTCCGCCTGAATCTGAGGAAGCGCATTAACAACTTCTTGCTGAATAACCTGAGCCCCAGACATAGCAAGATTATCACTGATTGACTTTGCTCTATTCGCTTCACTTTGTGCGCGATCGGCTTCACTAGCTGCATCATTAATAACTGTAGAAATTTGGGCTGCAACATCAGAACGAAGTCGATCCGCTTCTCTTTTAGCGCGGTCCGCTTCTTCCCTTGCTCTGTCAGCTTCTGATTCTGCTAAGTCTCTATAATTCTTTGCGGAATTATTTGCAGACTCGGCACCAAGCTTATGAGTGTTGGCATCGCTAGCAGCCTTTTGAGCAGCAAGAGCATATTGCTCATTGCTGCCAAGTGATTCAGACATCTGCTGTAGTTGAACAGCATGCGTTGGTTCGGTCGCCGCACCAACGTGAATTGGCTCGATAAATCCATTCCCTTCAGCCCTTGGCTCTGGAAGCTTATCAAATCCGGCAGAAATGGCGTCAAGCTCATTCTCAACAGCCTGCCCGTCAGCCTTGGTAAACGGATCAAACTCTTCTTGTCGTTGGTAGTATGGATTAGACACGGTATTCTCTCCGAGGTATGAAGTTTAAGATGAATCCCGATATATCGAAATTCTCCTGATGATCGGACTCTCCGGCGATAAGTATTGAAATGTTTCTGCTATTGCCCGTCAGAGGAACGACTGGCGTTGCATAATCAGGTGCTGACCAGTAGAAGTTATTCCATTCAGATTCGTTCCATCGACCGCCGCCACCATAAGCAACACCTGAGTTTCTTCTGCTTTGCTTCTTATCAGGCGATCCGTAATCAAAATCTGAAATAACCTTGATATTGAGCGCATTGGCTACGTCCATCTGTATCTCTGCACTCTTCCAACTTTTGACAACAGTCGGGGATCCGCAGTGGCTATAAGCAAGTCTCATAGCCCACTGAATTGGTAATCCAGCAAAGCTTTGTACTTCATCGCACTGTCGATAAAGCTTTCCATCTGAAAACGCCAAGAGTAGTGAGTCAGGTGTTTGCCATACGCCATAAATTGCATTGGGGTAATTAAATTCTGTGGTTCTGGTTTTTCCGTCCGGCTGAAGCTCAACAATTAACCCACCAGATTTACCGTAGAATCTCACCTGGTTTGAATCTGGAATGGTTGCTGTCGCGAAATAATCTCGCATGGCCAGCTTGGGAGCTTGCTTGTTAGACTGAAGTTCAGAGGCGATGAAGTCGCCAAAGGCGTTGGTTGCATCAATGCGAATCAGGCCGTTGCTGCTTTGAGCGATAGGGATAAATGTTCCCGTCAATGTATTCGCTTTAATTCCAACCTTGGTGGTTAAGGCTTTAACCACCCAATTTTCTCTTATTTCACCAAACAGCGCGTAAATGCTTCTCGTCCCAGAAATAATAAGCGCGCCACCTTGCACACTTTTCATTCCAGTAATTTCATCGCCAGTGCTGAATTGCTCTGCACCCAACAGGCCGCTCCAGCTCATTGGATAGCCAACGCGAGAATGGCCGTAGCTGCCACCTTTGAAAGCAACAAACAGGTGATTCCTGTGAACCTCGATATGAGAAGGGAAAGACAACCCAGCAGTTTGGAGTGGGATTACTGCGCCATCAGGGCGAAGCTCAATCACTTGACTGCCATTGCAGCCGTAGGCATAGAATGTTGCTGGGTCTGAGTAGAAGTTGTGATAAACAAAATGCCACACGCCACCCGCTGAAACTTTTACAATTTGAGAATCGGTATCCGCAATGCAAGCAGAAGATCCGCTCAATGTTATTGCTTCATCTTTATTGACTCCGCCAATATCAAAGGCTATCCATCCTGTTTTTCCATCAGCAGCAAAATCTGACTCTAAAATCTTAAGCGTTCGCGAGCCAACCTCAACGTTTACGCCGCGAACAAGCAATGCCGGATCGACAACTTCTCTTACATTGACGATGAAGGTATCTGGCTTTTTAGACCAACCTGACTGCGTGCCAACTGAAACAAGCGATTCAGAACCGTCATCACTGTCACGAAAAACGATGTAATTATCACCTAGCTTCGCCGCTCCTGTGATTTGATTGACACCAAGAGGCTTGGTAACTCTTGCCATCGCTGACTTGTGAGCAAGTGCCTTTAGTGCGGTAAACTCCTCAGCGCTTCCTATGCCGTATTCTTTCAAGCATCGGCTAACGATGTATGTAGCGTTAAACTCTTCAACCAAAAGAGCATCACCATCATTGGCTATCATCGCTGACGACTCAACAAAAACGCGTCGGTTATCTATCCGAATCACATGCCCTTCAAAACCATTGACCGTTACTTTTTTACCCATGACCAAATCAGAGACAGTCGTTTTTAAATCGATGGTATAGAACGTGTAATCACTCGGCTTGGTTTTTCCATCTATCGGTTCATAGCCTTCAATGCGACCAAAGCCACCGCCCCAAATGGGCTGAACGTTTAGCGCGTTAATGGCCGAACCTGCTTTCTTGGCAATGGGCGGCGTGGATAAATCCAGCGTACCGAGAACAGGCACAAACAGCGTATTGATGCTGGGTAGTTTCATAGCGTCAGCGTTGGTAAGTATTGATTGCACATGCGAAGGAAAAGACGATCGTATTCATCATTGGCGCGAATCACTTTCTCTTGTGCTGCATCTGAAATGGCTAGGCCGTACATGGCTTTCCATACAATCAGGATATGCAGATCGGCTCGGATGAATGGTACGTCTGTATTTTTGGTGAGCACTTGAGGTGCATCCGCATTGAACGGCTCAACCCAAAATGACGGCGACCAAGTGCGGCAAAGCTGTAGCTCTGTCCACGCTTCTCGCACGGCTTCGACTATCTTTAAGTCGTCGCCGCGCTGTCTTTCCACGTTAGATGGACCGTCACCAGAGTCTTTGATTTCACTTCTCAGGCGCTGGCACAGTTCAAGGAAATTCATTATTGAGGCATCTCAACTTGAATGTTGTAGCTAGGCACTGACTTAGGTAGCAGTGTGCCATCTTTCTGCTGCTCAAAGTGCGTTTCGGCTGAGTTCATCAGAACCTGATAAACGGCATAAGGCACTTCAACAAACTCATCACGCTGGATCTTGCAGTCGTATTCGTTCACCGCTACGTAAACATCGCTCTTGTCTCGCTCTGATGACCAGATTTTCAGGCGGACTTTCTTTTGCTTGCTGACAGGCTCGTAAGCTTCTGCATGGGCAATATCGGCCATGGCTTCTACAACCTGATTTTTCATGCTGTCAGGCAGCAGATCATAAGGTCGCTCAAGGTTGTTCAACTCTTCGAACGTCAAGATCTGCTCAATCAGTGAATCACGTTCTGAGCTTTCGGGCTCAATGCCGCACTGTTCGCGCAAGTGTTTTTCCAGAGTTTTTACTTGTGAAGTCAAAGAAACAAAGTTGTATGACATGGGAATTTCTCCGCTAGAAAAAAGAAAGCCCCTGCAATGAGGGGCTTGGGTTTGGGTTACAGCGCGGTTGCTGCCACTTCGATGCGCGTCATCCACGCTTCGTTTAGGCGAAGGACTGCCGTCCACATCTTCCAGCCAACAGAGCCGGTTTGACCGAGCTCATCGCCTTTTTCTGGCTTGCCCGGGTTGCGAACGAGGATGGTTGCAGACTCCATGCCCTTAAGTGGACACATGCCGTAAGCGTCCTGACCGAAGATCACAACGGGGTAAACGTCTGCATTCGTGCCAGTGGTTGAAAGCACGTTGCCGCCTGCCGCGCCGCCAGCATCTTTGAACGGCTCAAGCAGTGGCGTAGTGATGAAGCGAGTTGCTTCAACAGAGCCGAACTCTTCCGGCACGATAGTCTTACGGCCACCGTAATCAGCCACGGTTTTAAAGCCTGGCAAATCGCGGATATCTGGCTCTAGGTCGGTGTGACATACAGCGATGTATGACGCTTCAACCGACTTGGTGCCGTAGTTGACAGAGGACGCCAGCACGTTGGTTTTCTTACGCGCTCGATTTTTGTTCAAGCGGCGCACGGCCATGCGGATCTTTGGCAGAGTTAACTTAGTGTTAACTTGGTTACGCTGAGTGCCGTTTGCGTAGATTACCGAGGTACCAGCTTTGATAACGCCCCAAGCGATCATCTCTGCAGTTTCTGCCGCTTGCTCACCGGAGAGCAGGACAGCTTTCTGCAGAATTGGGTCTTCGTGAATGTCCTGAATCACATCTGTGATTTCAGCCCAAGCGCCGTACTGTTGCAGAGAAACTGCAACGTCTTCCACTTTGATTTTCTGTGCGTCAGGGCGAACGCCTTCAACCAGTGGTGTGGTATTCACAGTGAAAGGCACCATGCGGCGGAACTTCACTTGAAGACCTTTGTTTTTTGGAACAGGTTCAGTTTGTGCAAACTTAGATAGAACCAGAATAGGCTCTGCGTGTTTCAACATTTGAGCGACGGAATAAATACCGACGCGAGGTGATACATCACCAAAAGTAGTAGTTGCCATTTGCGTTTCTCCGTGTGGCGAAAAAGGATTTACTGCTGTTTATCGATTTCCGCAGCGAAGGCGTTGAATAGCGCTTCTGCATCATCCGGCTCGTTGCCTTGTCGCGCTGCTGCGCTTGAGAGAGGCGCCGACATTGAAGAGATTTGCTTTTGCCGTTTTGTCGCTACGGTTTGCGCTCTTGCGGTGCTTTGGCTTTTGAACTGATTCAGCACATAGATTGAATCTTGCGGATCATGGCTATCGAATGCGGCGCGCATGATCGGCGGTTGGCTGTTCAGCCAGTTGTCAAAGTCAGGGCTTTTCAGAATGTCGTAGACATCCGGCACGGCTTGGGTGATAGCGGCTTCTGCGGCTTGCTCTTGCTCCTGCTGGTAGCTTTCAACACCTGAATCAATCACCGCTGCAAGGGCGGCTTTAGTGGAATTGGTTTCAGTCACTTGCTTATCGAGGAACGCTCGAATACCAGCGGCAAGCTCGGGAAAGTCTTCCTGCATCCCCGTTAAAACACCGTCTAAATCCTTGGTGTTTTTGTCGCTTTCGCCTTGTTCGTTGCGCTGCTCTAGCAGCTTCTTTGCCTCTTCCCACTTGCGCTGCATGGCCTTGGCTCGTCCTGAATCGGACTTAGCTTGATGCTGCAAGCGCTGGTTTTCCGCTTCCATTTCCAAAAAGCGATTACGCAGCGGTTCAGGGGCATCTTTCAGATAGTCGGGCAGTTCATCACTCTGGCCTTGAGTGTCTGCACCTTCTTCTGCTGCGCCTGTGCCTTCATCGCCATCACCCTGCTCTAGCGGCTGCTCTTGTTCGAGCGTGGCTGTTGCAGTGCTTTGGAACTCCTCGGCGGACATTTCGCCCTCCACTAACGCAGCGGCCTTTTTGAATTCGGCGGCTTCGTCAAAGTCTTGGGTTTCTAATTCATTAACGTTCATTGCTTTCCTCGCGGCTTAATGCGGCGTAAAACAAAAAACCCAGCACATTGGCTGGGTTCGGTTGAATTCTTTGGGTTAATTTAAATCTTCGATAAGCGCTATCAGGGCTTGGATTTTGCCTTGCGTAATTCGGATTTCATCCATTGAAGCGTTGGCCTGATAGATAAGATGTTCAGACAAATCCACTTTGCGCTTATTCAGTTCACGGCGAAGAATCACTTTGCTGCGTTCTTCAATATCACGAATGGTTAGTGCGGCTTCGGACATATGAGGTTAACCATTTCCTGAGTGTTGAACCCTTGCTGCATCAGTGCGTAACAAGACTGAATCAGGCTTTCTTTTCGTTCTTCTTGAAATCGCTCGACTTCATAGAAGTGATAAGGGTTTGGATAGCGCCCATTCCATACTGACATGCAGTGGTGAGTTACAGCAGCCGCTAACGTGCTACGCATTGGAATACCTCTTTGTCGTGCTCTGTTGGCTCAACCTGTTTAATCAATGCACAGGTAATCAAATCGCTAAAGACGGTAGGCATATCGGTGATCACTGCCTTTCCCATCCTTACTGATTTAAAACCTTGGTCGCATAAAAAAACCGACAACCCTTCGGCTGTCGGCTCTGTGTAGCATTCGAGTTTGAGCATTGCTTTAATTCCGCCCAATAAAAAAGCCCCACCTAAAGGGCGAGGCTTCACATCATGGGTGAAAATGTACCACGTTTTTTGGCTGAATCAAGGACAACGTTGTTTACTCCAGGCCATTGTTTGCAGCAGGGTTCACCAGATTCATATTCTTGAGCTTGGCCTCAGTGATGAACTTGGTCATATCTTGGCGGAGCTGAGTGTTTAGCTTACGCATTTCAGTCACCAGTTTCGCCTCGTTCCACTTCTCCTGCTGCGCCAACTTCAATAGCTCTAGCTGCTTTTTCTCTTCGACTTCAAGCATGGTCTGTTGCATGCGCATCTCTTCACGATATAGCATGGCTTGCGTCTCTTGCTGCTTCATGGCTGCGCTGAACTTGGCGAGCGTTTCATCGTGCTGCATCTTCTCGCGTTGCAGCGCGATTTCCATTTCCTTGATGACCAGTTGCGGATCTTGCGGCTGGTTCTGCTGCGCTTCCTGCATTTCCTTGAGTTTCGCTTCGTACTCTTCGCGAGGACGCAGAACACTACGCGCACCCATCGACATGCTTTTGACTAGCGACTCATACACAAAGTAGAAATCGAAAGCCGCCTCTGCGTCTGGTCTTGATGAAAGTCTATCCATCAGCTCGATGAGCTGAGCCGTTTGCGTCTCCTTAACCAGCAGTGCAGTTGTGCCGCGAGCGATGATCTGCATATCGCCCTTAATCTCGTTCTTCTTGGAGAACTGCATATTCCACGCATAGAAGCGGCGGATAAGTGGCTTAGTAACAGAATCATCCCACTCTTTGACTTGGCGGCGGCGCACTGCGTTTGCAGCGTTCATCAGCATAGACATGCCGCCCAGCGTTGGCGTGACTTGCCCCTGCTCGCCTTGGCTGATCATAGGCAGACCGGATTCCTCATCCATGAAAGCTTTTGCCATGCTGATGATGTTAGCGTACTCGGCCTGACGGTTTTGCAGAGAGAAAACGCCAAATGCTTTCTGGGCTTCGAATTGAGCAGATACTGATGCTTTGTCGGTGGTTTTCCACACCTTGAGCGGAGAAAAGCTCCAATCCCCATCGGCAGGCATTAACGATGCTTGGTTAACCACAATCTGATCGCCAACGGTCGCAACCCCGTTATCAATCATCGCTCGCCATGCGGTATTTAAGATTGATTGAGCATCGCTGCACAGGTGCGGAATGCCATAGCCAAAGATACAGCTTACATCCTCTTCCGCACAATAAACGCTATACGGCCACTCTTCCGTATCAAATGGGTTAATGCCAGCTTTCAAGATAAGGCCACAGCCAGACATGACAATGACGCCATCCACCTCAGAGGGAGTAGATTCAAACTCTTCATCAGTGAGCAATCCTGCCTCTTGCAACACTTCGCGAGGAATAGGACCGTGATATTCCCAAATCTCGTAACGTCTATCTTTGTACGTTGGCTGCAAACCATTTAGGGCGCGGATCTGGTTAATCGTTCCAAGCACATCTTCAGTCAGCGCATGGCTATCGCGCGGCTCTTTCTCTGCCAGTTCGCGCACGTTCTTTGCTACATAGCCGGCTTGCTCGGTCATAGTCTTGAGCAGCTTCTTGCGCGTTAGGTAACTACGTTCAAACGTAAATTCAGAATCATCGATACTGGTGGCCGACATATCAGGAACAAAGTCCCAAGGCATAACAGCGCGAGCAGAGGGAGAGGCAGAGCGTTCAATAACCGCCTCCCATTGCTCAATGCCGGCTTGGTCCATGCCGACAGATTGCCAAGCGGAATTGGTACGGCCTTCGAGGATTGGACCTTTAATGATGCCAGTGCCCAACACCCCAGCGTAATGCAGCATCCAACGCGCTTCGGCAGCGTAATCACACTCAGAGAGTTGATCTTCAATTTCATCTTCCATTGCCTTGGCTTTGTCTTTCGCTTGCTTGATAAGTTCCTGAGCTTGTTGCCACTCTGGCGCCTCTTCTGGCAATGATCGAACTTGATTCACCAGCTCAGGCACAGGCGTATGAGAAATGCCGTAGTTTTTATCATCAGCAGGGAAAAGCAAATCGGTCATTTGCGCTACCCAAGCATCCGTTTTGCTTCGGGTATAGCCAACGAATACGGATGACTTTTTAGAGTCAGTCAGTTGCTTAGTGAACGCTTCATCATACTTGCCATAGTAGTTGCGTAAATCGTGCAGCCAGCGTAGCTCAATTGGGTTACGCTCCTGAAGATTATTTCTCAGTTTGAAATGCAGAGACTGCCCGAACGCTTGCAATGCGCTTTCGACTTTCTGCTCGCGCTCTGCAGACTCTTGAATTGCTTCATCAAAGATTTGTTGCTCGTTCATTCTCAGTATCCTGTTTTACGGTCTATCGCGGTTCGGCTGGTTTGTTGTGTAATCAATCTCTCTCGCTCAAGGTCGGGAGTCGCTGCGAGACATAGGTATTGATTGGCGTCGTGTGGGTGTGAGTAAGAGTTTTTATCTGGCTTCTCTGTGAAACGCTCTTCGCCGCTCACATTGAGGCGCTTGTACTGGTAGCCTGTCTCATAGCCTTTAATGAGCTTTTTGCAGTGAGGGCTAATGATCATCGCAGGTTGACCGCGGCCAATTAGGCGACTCAAGAATCCGCGCACTGCTTCAAGGCGAGGCGTTAAATCGTTGGTATGAGCTGCATCAGCGTTGAGCCCTTCCCTCTCCATGATTTGGAAGCAGGTTGTTTCATCCGATTGCGCTCTTGCTATTCCTGCCGGATCCCCGAAGAACTCCACATCACAGCCGCGATACTTCTGTGCAAGTAGCGGCTTGACGTCTTGCTGAATGAAACGCTCTGCGCCCATTCCTGATGCCACGATTTCGTCAACGATTCGAAGCTGGCCAATCGGTGAAATTTGTCCAAAGATGGCTGAAGGAGTAAGCCCGAAGTCGATACCCACAATCGTGCGCCATCCCTTGACCGGAAGAAGTTTCTGTTTAGCCACATGTAATTCACGATTGAAGTGATCGCCGTAAACGGGACGACCATCGGCAACCGTCACAAACTGGTTACAGATACGAGAGCGGATCCAGTTCAGCGATGCGCCGCCGAGTTGGTCAAACCAAGCGGAGTAACCCTTGTTATCGTGCCGCACGTTCTCAGCAAGTGGGTTAGCAACAAAACGCTTACCCTGAATATCCCTGAACCATCCCTTCTCGATGTTGGCTTTAATCTCAGGTGAAAGCGCATCGTGTGGAATGTTGGTGATTTCGATTAGCGCACCAGGTTGTTCGTAGAAACTCCAATTGCTTGGCTTCTTCGGCTCGCCGTATTCATCAACGCCTTTTTCGAGCTCATACCACCAGTGGTCATCATCTGGTGAGTTGGTATCCATGATCACGCCGCACCAAGTCGGATAGCCCTTTGATGCTGTCGGATAACGCGCTTGCGTTGCACGAGATACCGCCTCGGTCACAATCGCCTTGTTTAAAAACTGCGCCTCGTTAATCCAAATGCCCGTCATTTCAAATGACATGAGCTTTTGCACATCCTTGGGCTTATCGAGCGAAAGGAAATAAAACTCACAGTGAATGCGCGTCTCGCCATCTGGATGGTCGATATCTAACAAACCGAAGATCGGCGAGTTATAAACAATCGGGCAAACTTCCTCGGGTATCCACTCTTGGAAAGTCTTGATAACGGTCGCTTTCAATTCGGGATACGTGTTACGCACACAAACCCAACGGGTGTAACGAACGCCGTCAGACGCTGGCGCTTGATTCATCGCCACTAAGAGCATGTGGTTTACACAACCCACCGATTTGCCAGAGCCAACAGGACCGCGCACACCAATGACGTCATTAGTGTCACGGTGAACCAGTTTGAATGTGGGTGAAGCTTTGTAATTGATATCCATAGGCACAAAAAAACCGCCAATCGGCGGTTACAGTTCTAGATTCCAGTTGATGTTTGATTTGCCTTTGCGGTTTATCTTCTTCAGCGCGGCTTGCTTCAATTCTGTGTCCGCTTCCACTTTTTTGATTTCCGCCTCTTTCTTGCGAGTGTCCGTTCTAATGTGCGGCACTTTCACGCCGTCGATGCGCAGCCCTGAGATGGTGCGAGTGATTGACTCAATCCGAGCTGTCAGCGTAGCCATTCCACTCTCAATCCGGTTGTAGGCTTCATAGAGAGAAACGCGCTGCTCAACTTTTTTTGAGTTGCGGATATCTTCCATCACCAGCGCCAGTGCCTCACTGCCCGACTGCAAGCGAACCCGACAAAGCTCCAACTCATCTTCGAGTTCAGCAATGGCCGCAATGTCGAATTTTTCGAGGTCTTTCTCTTTGAAGTAGCGAGCATAAAGCCCATGCTTTCGCGCTCGACTGTTGCCGGGCTCCGCTGGGCTAGTGGGATTGGGATTGCCAGAGTTGCCGACTGAGCAGGTATTCCCTGCCTTGAATCGACCAAACTCATCACGACCAGAAGATACCGTCTCTTGTTCGGCTCTCGTTTCTGAATCATCAAATTCGGATTCGTGACAACTTTCCTCTGTCACTTTCTCCTGTAATTTCGCTTGTTCGTTTCTAACTTGCGCAGAGTGATTTTGCGCATTTTGCGCAGTGCGCAGCGCAGATTCGTTTTGCGCAACTTTTGTGGGTTTAATGTATCTGCGAGCAGACTCGTAATTGAGGCCATGACGAATGCAAAAATCTTTTGCTGATATGCCAGTTCTGGCGTGCTCGACTTCGAATTTCTTTTGTAAGAGCTTCCAGTCTGTCTTTGCCATTACTACTTTCTCGATGGTTCGTTGCTCAGCTCTCCCTCTACAACCCAATCCCCCTGAGAGGGCGATGAGTGGTGTGGATACAGATACGCTCACCCGAAGAGAGGACAACCCGAGCGGATTTGCCGTTATAACCGATAACGCCTTTGATTTTGCCTGTGCGCTTCTTCATAGGTCGTTTTGAGGAACCATGCGCAGGTAAGCGATGGCGATACCGAAAAGAATGTTGATTGAGGCGTAAGCGATAGGGCTGAAAGCGTATTGATAGAATGCGAGCAGAACGAGAATGCCGTTTAACACTGCTGCCAACACTGCGGCTTTAAAGCTCCATCGTTTCCAAGCGTCTGAAAGTTTCATCATTGTTGTTATCCTCCGTAGACATAATCGGAGCCACTGCGAGAATGGCTCCTGTTATAGCTACGCGCACTAGGGAATATCTCCCGACATGGCCTAGAGCACTTCCGTCTTTCCGGCCGTCAAGATAGATCACCTCCTAAATCACCATTTTCATGGCGGTAGACACTGTGTCTTGATGTATTCCTGCAAGTAACTCACCTGCAGTTCCGTTTCTGCGATCATTTCTCTGAGACGTAGATAATCTTCTCGAGCTGCTTCGTTAAGTTGTGGGGCTTCTCCATCGCCCACGCTTCCGGCGGGATTGGCTGACTGCACTGGACAACTGGCCTTGACGAACACGCGCTTACGCTGAGTGCGCAGATCATCCCGCAAAGCGTCATTTTCACTTTTTGCGTCATTAAGCTTTTCAAGGTGTTTCCTCCCGATTTCAGATAACCGAGCAATGCGCTCTTTCTGGTCTTTTTCCTGTGCCGCTTTGGCCTCTAGCGCCTGAGTAAGCTGCTTAATTTCCGAGTTCTGCGCGCTAATGTGCATCGCCATGATGGCAACAAGTGAAATCGCAAGCAGGGAGCCAAGAATTTTACTGACTAATGGCATTAATCACTTCCTCATCCGTTGGAAGCTGGCCGAGGCGATAAAGGGCCTCACGAACAGAGATTTGACCCAAACAGAGCTGGGTTTCAATTTCGCGCCGAACCACAATGCCGCGACAATTCCACTGAGGATTTCGGCAATCGCGCAACTCACCATCAATGCGCACTTTGGTCCATCGATTGAACTGGTAACACGCATACTGGATCTGGCGGTTTTGCAGGTGACGATAAAGCGTTGAGCTTTCTAAATTGCCAACGCCAACGTTGTAAGCAAAGTCGAGCGTGGCGATGTGAACATTTGGGGGGAGTTGGTAATCGAGTTTTTCAAGTGGCTTGTTGTGCTTTTCTAGGGATTTGGCGAGCATTTCCGCGCATTGCGCATCAGTGTACTTATCACCCTGTTTAACGCCGTTGGTTTCACCGTTACAAACGGTCCACACTCCGCCAACGTCCTGATAAGCAACATTCCGCTTACCTTCAAAGGCTCCCGTTAGCGCAACCGCGCCAATCAGCACAGCCCCAACAAGTTTGTTGTATTTCATTTTTCAGTAGGCAGAGGGTAAAGCCAGCGCGCAGCGGTGAGCGCAATGCCAATGATCGAAAGCGATGTACCAATGACAAAAGCTATATCGCTGCCGTACCACGTAAAATTGCCCGCGATAATATCCGCGAGACTAGAATTCATCATTGATTGATAGTTTTCCACGCCCTTTGCCACACCCACGCCCACCGTTGTACCACTTCCAACGGCGATTGACATGGTTGCTTTATCGGTTAAGACAGGCGCGGAAGTCTTACCCAAAGAAAAGAACATACCCATTACAAACCCCATAAACGAAAAAACCCCGCCGATAGGGCGAGGTTTTGCATCATGGGTAATAATGTACCCGCTTTTTTGGCAAAGTCAAAGACTGCGCAACTCAGTGCGCACCATTGTCATTGATACCACTGGCAATTATACTGATTGCTCATTGTGATAATGGAGTGACATTAGAAACCCGCTAATTTCTAAGCGTCATAAAGTAAACAACCCGAGCTGCTAACTCGGGTTTTTTATTGAATCAATGCGCAAACTTCTCAGAGCGAAGGCGTTTTGCCAGCGCATCTGCAGCCACAATCTCTTCTGAGCAGTAGTAATTCACAAGCTTTGAAACCACAGGCGAATAATTTCGCGCAAAGTCCTCTTCGGTAATGCGCACACCAAGCTGACGAAACTCTGCAAAAATCGTTTCTCTTGTTGGCTTAATGTACCCCGCCCCACCGCATTCATTGCACACAGTGTGCAGCACCGCGCCAGAGCTTCCGCACTTAGGGCAATTGAGAGATTGCACCGCTTTAATTTCCGCATGCGCGGCCAGTTGTGCGCGCTCGTTCTCGATATCGCGCTTGTGCTGCTCAATCATCGGCATCAATGCCGGATTGTGAGCATTTTCCATAGAGCGGATCCGCGCCTTCCAAGTTTCAATCAACTTTTGAGAGCGTCTGGCTCTTGCGCCATAGCTCTTATGCAAACTGCGCAGCTTAACGCGCTGAGAGCGCAGCGGAATATGCAGCACCAAACGAGTCACAATATCGGCGACCGCATCAACGTGCTTAATATCCTCTTGCATGACCTTAGCCTTAACGTGATCTGCTAAAGTCAGCTTGGCCGCTTCATCCGCAAGATAGCGCGATTCAATGATCACCCGCCCAACCGGATATTGCTGCAACTCACAAGCAAATGCCGCAAGTATGACGTCAGGAGTTATTCTTGCGCGGCCACCTTTACGCTCAGCAAGCATAGGTTTAGGCGATTGGAGTTTGCTCATCATTTCAACTGCTAAATTCATAGTTTACCTGCCATATAATCAATAATTGCTTGCTTAGCGATTTCAAAGCCCTTGGTGAATAACACCAAGTAGCCCTGCTGGTTTAGCCTATCGGCCATTTTCATCTGTGACTCTGAAATAACACTTCGGTTAGGCTCTGGCGCCTTCATTTCAATGCGAAGACCGTGATAGCCACATCTGGCCACATCGAACACATAATCTGGATAACCGGATGTGCCGCCCATTTCCGAAAAATCTCTCTGTGCCTTAGGTCCTCTCTTACCCTCGTTCGGGATGTGGGCGAGATAATCGGCAATCAAAATGCCATCAATCACCGTTTGTTCAGCCCACTTGTAAAGCTCTTTACACTCGGCGGATTCAATTTCCCTTACCTTCCGCTTTGCCTTGCCTCCGCACATGGTCACATGCTTTCCGGCTAGTTTCTCGATGTCATAGGGATTCATGCGAATGTAAACAGCCCTTCTTCAACCAAAATTTCCTGAGTTTCTTCAATCCCACGCAACTTATCTGCAGCGTAGGATTCACGGCTAGAGCTATCGATTTCAGCGTGACAAGCAGAACAGGCGTAAACCACCATATTGTCGCCACACTTAATGCCCATGCCGCGGCGAACGCCAACATGAGCAGCAACGGTGGTTTCAGGATTGAAGTTGCAAATGCCCACTAAGCGCAAAGTGCATTGTTTGCCGCGAGCTGATTGCATGATTTTCTTGCTACGTACCAACATCACACATACCCCATCATCTGATTCACTATCTTTTCCATCTCTTGCTCACTGCCGAGATAGCCACCTGGTCTCACAATCTGCTGCCAAATCACGTTAAACGATGCCCGGTACAACTCTTGAAACTCATGATCATCCATCTTCGCGAAACTGATGGATTTCGGCTCTTTACGAATCGCGCCATTAGGAAGAATGATCACGGTATAGAATCCAGCTTCTACGGCCACCCAGCGGCGATAAGCTAGGAAGCTCTTTTCAACCGCATAGGCTGATCGCTTAGCATGCATCTGGTATAGAAATTCGGATTCGTACTCACTCAACACGTCACCGTGCCCAAGTTCTTTGGATAGATAAGCCACAAAGTTTTTCAGCAACCTATCTTCATTGGGGCAAACAGTTCCGCCTTTTGGCTCCCAGTAGTCAAAACCGAGTTTCAACAGCGCCATATACTTTTTGTGAAACTGAGGATTACGCACTTTGCTTGGCAGCTTGGGAAACTCAATCACTTCACCGATGGCGTAGCGACGTAAAACCTCTTCATCTTCAGGAGACAGAGGGGCTAACCCCCCTGTTTTGCTGCGCACAAGTGACAGGCTCATTCATCCTCCCACTTATCCAACTCTTCGCGCTTAGATTCACCAGAAATGCAGTAAAGCGAGTAAGCACAAACACAAGCCAGAAAATAAAAACCAACCATTTTCCAGCCATCGGTGATCTGCGTTTCACCAATCAAAAAGCCAGTGGCAGCGGAAACAATGGCCACAACAAAAAACATCATCAACAAACGCATCTTGCTCATGCTGCCCCCTTGCTATTGCGATCAATACACTCAACCCATTGCATCGCTACCGCAGCAACTTGGATAAGTTCATTTCTCAGGTTCGGGTCATTTTCCAGAATGGCCTTTGAAACTTCGCCGACTTCCTCACCTAAAATGGCATTCCAGAAAAGAGGGTCGAGGTTACGGTCTGCGCCCCATTTGAAGTCTTGAGAAACCATCTCAGCAATAAGCGCATCCGTAACGCCGGATTTCGTGTGAATCTCAGCTCTTGCTCTGGCCATTTTGCAGTTCGCCATATTCAGCTCGATAACGTCATTCATGCTGCCACCTCAACCTCGATTTCTATGAATTGCCAATCTGAATCTGCGTAGTTGTAGTGAGCTGCTGCATAATCAATCGCCAAATCTTTGGTCTTGGTTGGATGTGGCGTGCATTGGTTGGTGCTTGTGCAATAACCAATCCAGCGCTTCTCCTTGCGTGGTTTGATGCGAAACTTGCAATCAGCCTGCATAAATACACATCCATCATCCCATGTGATGATTCTACTGAAACTAGTCCATCCGTTAGTTGATGCGTGCTTAAGCTCGGCATCACCACCATTCAACCAATGCAAGCACACTTCTTTGTGTCGTGGTAGGCATAGGAAGTATTCGAACGCACCGTCAAAATGACAGCTACTACGACTATCAATGGTCCACCAGTTGTTTAATTTAATGAACTTAACCAAATCCATATTTGCCGCCTTAGCGACGATCATGTCGTAATGCTTATGTTTACTCATGCTGCCACCCCGATTTTCTGCGCCACTTGTCTTACCGGTACCGTTGGCGTTAAGCGATAGCGCCAAACCTGCTTCTTGTTCACCATTTCCATTTTTGACTGCTTCACCAAGCCATGCCGTGAGGGGCTGACTTCGCGCAGCCTTGCGCTAATTGCAGCTTGTGTGTCACGGTCTGGAAACTGCGAATGAATGAGCGATTCAATTTCACGAAGAGTGTGCCAATCACCGCTTGAAACCATTACGGCAATAACGCGGCCTAGCTGAGAAGTGTTGAAATTGATTTGCTGCGCATACTTGCTTTGTTTCCACTGCTCAAGTGCGCCAAAGTGTGATAGTTCAATCATGCTGCGCGCCCCAAGGTTGCTTTATCCCAATGCTTGAAAATCCATTTTGAAGGACCAAGCGGCTTATCAACTTCAAGGCAGAACATCAGCCAGTTCTCGATAATCTGGCGCGTAGGCCGAAACTGGTGGATGTACATCTTGATGTTGTACTCTTTTGCGATATCCACCAGAGTTGCGGCGTGAATGCGTGGAATGCCTTTTTCAAAACTTTTTACGGCACCGTAAGAAATATTACAGCGGCGGGAGATCATGAAAATCGCATCACCACGCTCAAGTGGAATTTTGCGGAGCAGTGAGTTGAAAGCATTACCGCTCAGCTCTGCGCGCATCGCACTAACTTCGGATTTGGAAAACAGAGTATTCATTGGTCGTTACCTCGTTTTAACTAATTGCATCTGAACTACATTTGGCTTTTTCCCCAAAGCCACTGGCGCTTTTTGGCTTGTTGCACCCCCTTTCCAAACCAATTTGCACTGCTCAACACACCCAACAGTCATTGGCGGATCAACCGGAAAACCTGCTGCTGAATTCTCAGTTTCCGAAACTCCGCAAAGCACTCTTGGGTAGCTCACAGGAGGGTGAAACAAATACGTCCGATAGCGGTTTTCAAACTCTTTCTGACGAAAAACCAACTCTTCCTCGCTGCCTTGGCAAATCGCTGTCCATCCACCCATATCGAAAACCACGGCATGAATCAGCGCATCATCGAACACAACCGAAGAGTAAGAGCCAACGCTACCAATCGCCTTTTTGACCTTGTTCCAAGCCAAGATGGCGCGATCTTTTGATGTACCACCAAGCAAGCGAACAATGTCAGCCGGCTTCGGGGCAAACTGCCCATTATCTGGATTTCTTCTGTGCATAGAGAACGCTTGTTTGAGCGCTTCCAAATCGAAGTTACACAGATCATCCCAATACAATCCCAGCAACGCTGGTGTCAGTTCTTGGCGGTAAATACTCAGAGTTGCCCCAAGAACTTCTGCAAACTCAGGTTTTTGATTTGGCGTCATGGATTAATCCCCGTGGTCATAAACATTGCCCTGACCACCAAGCCATTGATTGATCGCTTGCTGGTTGCGCTGCTCTAACGCCGACTGTCTGCCGTTGCCGACGCTAGTGGCTTGATAAGAACTTGGCGATGTTCGGCCTAAGTGATTGGCAATCCACTCAAGCTCAAAGCCTTGCCACCCACGCTCAATGCAAATCCCAAGAACTTCATCCACGCTCAAACCAAAATCACACTTAGCCTGAAAAAGTTTTGGAGCCATTCGCTTGATTACCGTTTGAGTAATCGGAGCCCTTTTTTTGTCTCGAACAAGTTTCCAATCATCAAAAACCTGTTTACTTGGCAGCTCGTACCAGCACGAAAAATCGAGCTCATTTTTTGGTTTACTTTTTTCTACAATCTGATCATTGGTATGTTTATTACTGGTATTCTTATATGCGGGATTTTTTTCCCTACCTAGTCGGGATTTTTCTCCCGCCCTAGTGGGGATTTTTTTCCCTACTTGGTCGGGATTTTCTTCCCCACCTTGGGCGGGATTTTTATCCATACCTTCATCAGATTTATTCCAAGCCTTACCCTTTTCAGTAACTCGAACAACAGGGCGGTTTTGGTAAGTTTTGCGCTCAATCAAACCTGCTGACTCAAGCGCGGCCATGTGTCTTTTAATCGTGTCCGGCTTATCGGTAAGGATCGGCAATTCACAAATAATCTTATCCTTGCCAGACCACCAAAAAGCCTCACCATCAATCACGGTGCACTGCCCCCAAGTTGGCAGATCATGCAAATAGCTAAACAAAATAGCCTGCTGAATATTAAGCCCCCATTCGAGGGCTTTAACTTGGTTGATATAAATTGAAAATCGCATCAGAACACCTCGAAATTCACGAAAAAAAACGCAATCACAACAAACTCACTTCCGTTTTCTTACGAGAGAAATCAACGTGATATTTCGAGGCCTTAGCCCCTTGCTCAAAGACTTCTCGGTTAACAATGGAACAAGCAACCTCCCTTCTGGATTTGCCTGTCGTTTCAGCCAATGCATTGATGATTTCGTTAAGCGCCGCTCTGCACGGCGCTGATGTTTTATCTACGCTAGCCACGTTGTTTACCCCGCTACATGAGTTGTTGGATGATTTCAGGCAGCGGTATGTGCTGCTCTTTCAATCGCTTGACGGCCAGCTCAAGCGCTGGACGGTTGGCCGCGAGCATCATCTGCATCACAACCAAATGGCTTGATGCCATGAGCGTAGCGGGAGGAAGGCCAGAGATTTCAGCCAATGCCTTGGTGATCTCTTCTTCTGGTTTTGTTAGGCGCACTTTGCTTTGGCAATCGCGCACATCCCACATGCTTAATCCTGCTTTGCCTGACTTGCGTTTGGCATCCAGTTCAAAGCCGATTTCAATCAATTTCGCAGATACTTCATTCATAATCATTGGTCGTTACCTCTAAATAAATTAAGGGGCTACCTATGCAGCAGCCTTGTTACTACACTCACTGAAACGTGGTTTAGATAGATTCAGTGAAAGAATTTCAGATTTACGCCCATAGTCTTTCGGGTCGTAGGTGTAAGGAATGCTTGGGTCGAGATGGCACAGCAAAGCGATATGTTCAGGAACTTTATATTTGAAATGAACAACGCGCTGCAGCTCAAAAGCTCTTGCTATGTTTGCCTCGTTCCCAAACCGTTTAATCAAAATTTGATAAAGCGGATTGTTCATCATGTGGCCTCCGTTGAATTGTATGTAAATATACAGCAAACGTTATGAAACATACAAGACAAACTTCAGGAAACCTACGTAGAAAAATGTGATAATGAAGAAAAATATACAAATTAAAAAAGTTGATGATTATGGAAACATTAGGTAAACGCGTTGAGTGGAGACGTACACAGTTAAAAATCACTCAAGATGAACTGGTCACGAAAGTCAAAAAGCTTCTGCCAGATGCAAGCTTTAACCGTGTCACTGTTTCAAATATCGAAAACGAAGTTCAGAAAAGCTTTAAAGAAAACGTCTTCTTAGTCGTTTGCCGAGTATTAAAGTGCAGGCCAGATTGGTTAGCATTTGGAACAGGCCCCGTAGAAGATAAAGGACCAAACATCGCCCAGGTGGGCCCACCCGTGGAGCAGAAGTGCCCGGTACTCAGTTGGGTGCAAGCGGGAATGTGGACAGAAATGGGCTCGCCAGTAAGTAACGAAGATGTAGAGCTAATGCCTTGCCCTGTAAAGTGCAGCGCAGGAACCTACGTTCTCAGAGTTCGCGGCGATTCAATGCGTCATGAATACGAAGAAGGCGATTACCTGTTTGTTGACCCAACCAAAATTGAACCTGCGAATGGTGATTACGTGATCGCCATGCTCGAAGATTCAAAAGAGGCCACCTTCAAACAATACATCGAGCTTGATGGCAGAAAAATGCTGAAGGCCACGAATCCAGACTACCCGCCTGAAATGAGATTCTTACCAATTAATGGAACCTGCCTGATACTTGGCAAGGTCATATGTAGCGTAAGAATCAGCCAGAATTAATAAACAACATAAAAAATGAAAGCCAGCGAAATGCTGGCTATTTTTTTGCCGCCAATGTCACAAAACTTACTTTGAGTAAATTTTCATACAAAATTTTATTGACAGCTCATGTATGGAAATATACATTTACTTCCGAAGCAAGGGAAACCGCGCTAACGCTCTTTAACAATGTGAACCATGAACGATAGATTGTCTGGTTGTCAGTTTCTGATGACGTGCAGCAATCAGGTCACCCCAAGCTCCACTAGTGGGGAACACAAATCTAGTGAAATCGCTTACTCACCAATACGGCGACCGGGTGTAGCAACCTACAGATAATGGAAGCTGCATTTGCTGGAATGGCTTAACCGTGAGGATGACCCGATATGTAAGTAAGCTCCGCCTAGTTTCGGCGGCAAGGTAGAAACGATAAATAGCCCTTAGGGGCTGTTTTGTTCAGTGCTCTTAAATTCCTTTTCTTTAATTCATGTCTATCGATTTGGAGTAAAGAGCGCTGAACAAAGCAAGGGTGATGAAAACCGTGCATAGCAAGGTGTGTAAGCTAGTAGTGCTAATCCTTGGCTCGATAGGTGCTCCTACTATCGAGTTGCCGAAGCTGGTGTAAATCCAGTCGTAGAATGAGCGGTAAAAACACTAGCATTGCAGGGGTTGTCCTCCTTAGCAACCTGACTGCATGGACACTGGGAAAGACTAGCGAGTGACTGCCGAAAGTAGTCATTTTGAAAGCGGTCTGGCGCGAGAGACGCGAGACTCATATGGAACGACAATAAGAAAGCTAACTCAAGTCATCGAGGCTCTTATTAAGATCTGAGAAGATTTTAAAATATGCCCGCTTGAATATCGAAGCCTGTTAGCCACTCCAGACCGCTTTCAAAATCCATCAACGTCCTTTCACCCTGCCCTCAGGGTGCTTTTTAAATCAGCTCTCTGCCTGTTGATGAGTATTCGGGGAATGTTGGGCTGATTCAAAAAGATCATTTAATTAGAGAGTCACCACTAGGCAAGGTGAAGTAACAAGTTTGCCTAATCGGGGAGGATTTAAAAATGAAATACTAATCTCACAAAACATAAACCCTCAAGATCAAAGTTAATTTAGGCAAAAGAATGATTGAGTTCACTTTTGCGCTTATAGCCATCATCGTCACCGGAATCACGATGAAAGCTAGCCACCCGAAAAGCGCCAGAATTGAGTTTGCGCGAGACGGCCATAGCAACGTCAACAAAGCACAGAGCTTTGGGCTCTGTAAACTCAAGTAAAGAACGATTCCGGAAGCGCCGCAAAGTTGCGGCACTTCTTAAAGCGCATTCAAGCAGTGTTCTTTAAGAAGTGTCCCCAACACTTCCTAGCCAACTGACGTTTAGCCCTGCCTTGTGTGGGGCATTTTTTCGCCCCGCGCACCAGCACCGGTCTTCTAAACCGGTACGTAAAAAGCTGGAAGGACGTGAGAGGTTCGATTCCTCCGCGGGGTGCCATTCATAAGGAAACAGCATGAAAAATTCAGATATGCCAGCTAATCCAATTTCAGAAGCAATTGATACTGTCGAATCTGAAGAGTTTAGAACGGCAGGCGGAAGATACCTTATAGCCAACGGCCTAACCAAGCGCGAAATGTTCTGCTTGCATCTTGGAGTTCCTGAAACTGGCGATCCTGAGCTTGATGAAATCATCAAGAAAGGGAATCGAATGAAAATTGCAGCAAATGCAATTGGCGGAATTATGGCTAATGGATGTTTAGTAAAAGCTTATACATATGATAACGCAAAAATAGCAAGTTATGCGCTTTTAAATGCGAATGCAGTTATTAATGCTATTGAAGAATTTGAAAGAAAAACCAAAAACCCCGCATAAGCGGGGCTATCGGGTGGCTCAACGCCACAGAGGCAACGACCAATAAACACTAAGTGCCATTGGACGGCTTAGCTCCGACCAAGAAGCTAAGGCAAAAGGAGAATATCAAAGTGAACATCCTCAGTCTAGTACCAGAAGCGCAAGAGATTGCGTTTAACGCCTTCATTGAAAAAGGCATTTGCCGAATCAAAGGAAACCGCGAATGGTGCGGGATGAGCCTTAGCTCCTTCTTTGATTGGCTCTACGAAAACGACAATTACCATCGCATGCTCTGCGGCCTACTACGCAGCACCATGGTGATTGATTTCGCTCCGCAAATGAGCGCCCACAAGCTCATGGAGCTTGAAAACTACCAAAAGAACTTTGACGAGTTGCTAGAAAAGTACGTTCGAGAGAACAACTGGCAAAACGTCCTTAAGGGCTATCGAGAACATCTTGCGCAAGTGCGAGAAAACCGCGCAATAGATGAGTTTGAAAGCAAACTTCGAACCATAAATTACTGAGGTAACGACCAATGACACAAGTGATCCCATTTGAGCAGCAATACCCGCTTGTTGCTCAGCGCGGAATTGATGAAGCAACGTGGTCTGCATTGCAGAACAGCGTTTACCCTGGAGCAAAGCCTGAATCAATCCTCATGGTTGTAGACTACTGCCGAGCCAGAAGCCTAGATCCAATCTTGAAGCCCGTTCACATTGTCCCAATGAGCGTAAAAAACTCACAGACTAACCAGAACGAATGGCGTGATGTAGTAATGCCAGGCATCGGGATGTATCGCATCCAAGCAGACCGAAGCAAAACCTATGCAGGTTCTACAGAGCCTGAGTTCGGCCCTCCAATCACCATGGAATTTCATGGTGAAGGCAACGCCAAGGAAACCATCACGTTTCCTGAGTGGTGCAAAATTACCGTTTACAAACTAATCAACGGTTCGCCTGTAGCGTTCTCAGCGAAAGAAATGTGGCTTGAAAACTACGCCACGGCGGGACGCAATTCCCAAATCCCTAACGCGATGTGGAAAAAACGCCAATATGCGCAGCTTGCCAAATGTACCGAAGCTCAAGCACTGCGTAAGGCATGGCCTGAAATTGGTCAACAAGCAACAGCGGAAGAAATGGAAGGCAAAGAGCTGATCATCGAGCACGATATTACTCCTGCCAAAAAATCCGCACCGCAAATTCAACAATACCCACAAGACGACTTTGATAAAAACTTCCCAGCGTGGGAGAAGAAAATCAAGTTAGGCACCAACACGCCAGAGCGCATCATTGCCATGGTTCAATCCAGAGGCCAACTGACTGATGAAATGAAACAGCGCCTCTTTGATGCATCAGCAATTAACGGAGAATTAAGCCATGCTAACAGTAACTAACGTTCAATTTCACAGCGTTCAGCAAGGGACTGAAGAATGGCACGCCCTGCGCGAATCGGTTGACATGACCGCATCAGAAGTATCGGCTGCGCTTGGTTGCAGCCCATACAAAACCCGCGATCAGCTCATGCATGAAAAAGCCACTGGAATTAAGCCTGAAATCAGTAGCTACCAAGAAAAAATCTTTGCTGATGGTCATCGCTTTGAAGAAATGGCGCGCAACATCCTAGAGCGCAAGCTAGGTGAGCAATTGTATCCGGCAACCATTACTGGTGAGTGCGAAGGATTAAAGCTGCTCGCATCGCTCGACGGTCTAACCATAGACGGTGATGTGGCATTTGAGCACAAGTCACCAAACGGCAAGCTAGTTGAAAAAGTCCAGCAGAAAAGCCTCGATACGCATTACGTAGTCCAAATTGAGCAACAGCTCATGTTATCCGGCGCTGCCGTGTGCAAGTTTGTAGCAAGTGATGGCACAGAGCAGAACTGGCATGAAATGGACTACACGCCAGATATAGCCGTGCGCGAATGGATGATCACTGGCCTTAAGCAGTTCCAAGCTGACTTGGCAGAGTACAAGAAAAAACTCGCCAACGGTGAAATCAAACAAGAAAGCAAGCCAGTTGTTACCGCTGAAGTCATCCAAGATCTTCCAGCGGTATCCTACAAAATGAACGGCCTTGCCATCATCAGCAACCTAGATGAGTACAAAGCCAAAGCGCTAGAGCTGGTTGAACAGTCCAAGAAAAAGCTGGAAACAGACCAAGACTTTGCCAACGCAGAAAGCATGGTGAAAATCTTCAAGTCAGCCGAAGATAAACTTGGCCTCATGTCACAGCAAGTTCTCGGTGAAGTCGAAAGCATCGATACCTTTGTGAAAGATCTTGGTTTCATAGGCGAGAACATTCGCCAAGCGCGATTAGCGTTAGATAAGCAAGTCAAAACGCGCAAAGAAGAAATCAAAACTGAAATGGTCGTTAAAGCACGTAACGAGCTGGCTACCATCGTGAACGAAGCAAGCCGCCAATATGCGGTTAACTTCAATATCAGTGCTGATTTTGCTAACGCCATCAAAGGCAAGCGCAACATTGAAAGCATGCAAAGCGCAATCAATGACGAGCTGGCCAAGGCAAAAATTGCACTGTCTGAGCAAAAAGACGTAGTGCAAACCAACTTAAACACCGTCAATGAAAACGGTGAATATCGCTTCCTCTTTAATGACTGGTCGCAAATCGCTTTCAAAGCACCGGAAGATTTTGCAACGCTGGTCAAACTGCGTATCAGTGAGCACCAAGCCGCAGAGCAGAAAAAGCTTGAAGCACAGCGCGAACTCATCCGCAAGCAAGAGGAAGAGAAAGCGCAGGCTGAACTCGCACGCAAGCAAGAAGAAGCTCGCAAGCAGCAAGAAGCGGCTCAGCCCGTTACTACTCAAGAAGCTGTAGTTCAAAAGTCGCCGCAACAACAAAGCCGACTTGAACAAGCTCGCGCCGTTCTGCAACAAGCCGAAACCGCCGAAGTCATGCCATTCAAGCCGCAAACCACGGTAGAAGAAACCATCAATATTCGTGTGAGCGAATACAAAGAGTTGATTCGAAAAGCCGAAATGTATGATGCGCTGATTGGCTGCGGTGTAGATAACTGGGACGGCTACAGCGAAGCCATGGAAATGCTAAAAGCATCCTAACCAAACAAGCCACTTTCGAGTGGCTTTCTTTTTCAACTAGCTGAGGGGCTTGCCCCTCGGTAGGGGTAACGACCAATGATCACAGCAAAAGAAGCAAATGACCTAAGCGGACCTGATGCATCAGATTATCTCTCCTTCCTTGAGGAAAAGATAAAAGAAGCGGCCAGCAAGAAGCAAAAGGAAATCACCATTCGTAATGAACCTTATGCGGGGTGGCTTTACTCGGAAAAAAGCTTATCTCAAGCAGAAAAGAGCGCAATTGAAGTTCTTAGAAAAAACGGCTTCAAGCTGAAGCTTTATTACCAAGAGCTTCAATTTGTTGACATGGGGCTAACCATATCTTGGGGTAACGACCAATGAGTACATATAAAGAAATCGCATTCACAGCGCGAAGTGAAATAACCGTAGATCCGCGAGATGGTGAAGTAAAAGTCAAAGCGGATATCTCTGAAGTTCTGCAAAACTTCTCTGCATCAGAAGTGGTTGACGCCATGGAAGCAGACGAACTACTGACCAGCATCGGCGAAGATAGCGCAATCACTTGGCTGCTTGAGCAAATGAGTGAAGATGAGCTAATCGGGCGATTGATGCACAAAGCCGCTTAACTTAAAAGAGAGTAATCCCCATGTTTCCAAAAAACCTACTAATCTACCGCGTCAACCGCGACATTCAATTCGACCCTGAAAAAATGGAAACCTTGCTAGGTGAATTCAAACTCACCCAGCTTGGCAGCCAAGATAAGCAAAAGTTTGGCTGGGTTCCTGCGCTGTATCATAAATCAAGCGCTCTGGTTCATTCTTCTGACGGCAACATCCTGATTCGTGCGCAAAAGAGCGAGAAGCTTATTCCTGCTTCCATCATCTCCAAAATGGTGAAAGAAAAGGTTGAACAGCTTGAGCGCGAAGAAGGCCGACCGCTCAAGAAAAAAGAGCGCGAGCAAGTCCGTGAAGATATCGTTATGGACATCTTACCCACGGCACTTATCAAAGAAAGCTTCACCAGCTTGTTTATCCTGCCATCGCAATCGCTGATTATTGTCGATGCCAGCAGCTACAAAAAAGCCGAAGATGCACTTGCCCTGCTGCGTAAAACACTCGGCAGCTTGCCAGTAGTGCCGCTCATTCCTGCGGTTGCAGTTGAAACCACGCTCACTGAATGGGTGAAAACAGCTCAGGTTCCAAGCGGTTTCTCAATTGGCAATTCTGCGGTGATGAAGTCAATCCTCGAAAAAGGCGCGCAAGTCACGCTTAAAAACGAAGAGTTAAGCGCTGAATCCATCCAGAAGCACATCGAAGAAAACAAGGTAGTCACTGCGCTTTCAATCGATTGGCAAGATCGAATCAAGTTCACGCTCAAAGATACGATGGCAATCACTCGCGTGAAGTTCGCTGACGAACTGAAAGAGCAGAACGACGATATCCCACGAGAAGATCTAGCCGCCCGACTCGATGCGGATTTCACACTCATCGCAGGTGAGCTAACCGGATTCTGTAGCCATCTGATTGATGCGTTAGGCGGAGTTTCTCAGCAAGAAGAATTCGCCAAGCCAAATGAAGACAAGCTAACCGTGGAAGTTGCTGATTTCATCAAACAAGAGCAGCGTGCTTCAGTTACTTTAATTCAACGTAAATTCAAAATCGGATACAACCAAGCGGTGAGGATTATGGAGCGACTAGAAAGCTTGCAAATTGTATCCAAGCCTAATAACAACGGACAACGAACAGTCCTAGTTTGAGTAAATAACAAGCCCTAGATTGAGGGCTTTTTGTTGAGGCAACGACCAATGAACATTGAAATCCCTGACTTTCTCATCGAAATGTCAAAGCAAATGCATGAGCAGAATAATCGCATTACTGCTCACCCAATCTGGCAAGTTCGCTACAAACAGTATCTGGTAACGGAACCTCTATACAACGAAAGCCACTGGGAAATTGCCGCAACCGAAGAAGGCTGCACCCTTTACCACTCGCAAAAAGATTCTGATTACCAAGAGCTAATCCTTTACCTCATCGACAATCACCCTGAATGGATGCGCGAATGGGCTGAAGAGTACGCCGATATGGAAATCGAGCTTGATGATGGTGAAATGATGCTTGAAGAACTTGAACTAGATAGGCTGACGGATGCCTTCAATTCAAGTTTTGACCCTGACTGGCATGATCTTCCCGATGGCGTTAAGAAGTTCCACATGCAAGAAATCGAAGTGGTCGTTAAAACCTGCTTAACCGAAGCAGATGCCAACGCATTCATTGAGCGAAAGCAGCATGACTACCCGAAGTTATACACCTACGTCGAAAGCATGGTGTATTGCCAACAAATGATTGAGCTCAGAAACTGGATCCTCAGTTTGACGGAGAAGCCAAATGGATAACGAGCAAATTATTGCAGAGCTTCGCCTCAAACTAGAGAAGGCAGAAGCTGAAAAACAAGCGGCCATTGAATTTCACTTAAATGCATTCGCGAACCAAATCTTTGACCAAATGCTGAAGCATTATAAGACGCACAAATTTGGTCCGTTAACCATGGCTAAGGATTACATCCTAAAGGTGAAAAAGAATGAACCCACTATTTAACGCCAATGGTGAGCAAATTCCTGCTCGCCCAAGCTGGCGAAAAGATAAAGAAACCATCATCAAAATGGCGATGGAAACTCTTTTCGCTGAAAAGTATTGCGACTTTGAAGAGTGCGAGCGCTTCCCTCTTCAGCAGAGCTTACTCAAGCAGTTAAGCATGCCTAGTGATGAATACGAACTAGCCAAAGACTTTGAGAACGATGGCTGGTCAGTGTGCTCAATCTTCCTAAGCAAACTCGATAACGTCATCGGCCACCTTCAGCACGCTTATCAGAGCTTAGAGAAAAGCTGGGGTGAAGAACACAAGCCAGTGCCTCCGTTTCAAAATGGAGAACAACTCATCTTGTGGGGGATGGTTGGCGAAATCACTGGTGTATGTGAACACCGCCCCGCCACTTTTCTCGTGAAGCTACCAGAACACGATGAAAACACCCGGTTATTAATCAAGTTTGAAGATGCCGTAAAGGTGAACCCATGAACAGCTACGCACAAAAGCTGCTAGAAACGCAGCAGCAGCCAAGCCATAAACTGAAAGAAATTGGCGACCAATGGCAAACACCGAAAGCCCTCGCATGGGGGCTTTTTTCTACCTTCTCGCCGCGCTTAGGTTCAATCGTCATTGATATTTTCGCAGACGACTGCAACGCACTTTTACCAACCTATTACACCGCTGCGAAAAACGCACTAAACCAAGACCTAGCCGCCGACCTTCGCAAGCTAGGCGGTAGCGCGGGTTATGGCAACCCGCCCTACTCTCGCCCATTCATTGATGAAAACGGCGATGCCGTAACCGGAATGGAAAACATCATTGATTGGTGCCGAAAGCAGCGGGAACAGGGCGCAAAAATCATGCTTCTCATCAAGGCCGCAACCTCTGAGGCTTGGTGGCCGGATGATGCTGATTTCATCCAGTACATTAAAGGCCGAGTGGCATTTGAATCGCCAGACTGGTTTATTCCAGCCACAAAAGAGGACAAGCCAAGTTCAGCAGGTTTTCCCTCTGCTGTTGTGATTTTCGATAAAACATGGTGTTGGGAACCGCGCCCCAAAGATCGCCTAAACCGTGATGATCTTATTGCTCAGGGCAATGTGATTTTATCCATGATTGATAGCCAAAAGGAGGCGGCATGAAAGTCGTTCCAATGATTTTTAATACCGACATGGTTAAAGCGTTAATGGCTGGCCATAAGGTGGTAACTCGCCGTCCATTGATTATCCATGAAGGATGGGAGTTAAAATACAGAAAACTTACCAAAATCACATCGTCTCATCCGAAAAAAGGGAATTGGGGGGCATTAATACGACAGGAAACATTTGATGACAAATACCAACATGACATTATCAATGCTCCTTGTTTTGTTGATGACTTAATATATGTACGTGAAACATTTCGCCTGTTCAATCATTCAGACGAATGCGGCTGTTCGGATTATTGCTTTTGCCCATCATCAGGAACACCCGTTTATTTCGCTACTTGCGGTGGTGATTCAGAAAGCAAATGGACGCCATCAATCCACATGCCAAGATGGGCAAGCCGCCTCACTCTAAAAGTCACTGATGTGCGCATCGAGCGAGTGCAGGACATTACCGAAGAACAGTGCTGGAAAGAAGGTGTTGAACACATCGATGGTCAGTTCGACATTCACCAGCTTTCAGAAATGGCGAAAACATTCGACGGAACGTTTGAAGATGCAAAAGCTTTATTCGCCTGTCTATGGGATTCGATTTACCAGAACTGGAAACAAAACCCCTACGTCTGGGTAATCGAATTCGAAGTGATTCACCAGAACGTTGATAAGTATCTTGAATCGGTTAAGGAGGCGGCATGATCACATTAACCATTCCAACAACAAAAGGCATGACTAATGTTCCCGCTTTCTTTGTTGATGGAGTTGACGGGCTTGCCGTTACCATGACTAACTTTGGTTCATTTGAAGTAACACACACAAGGTCTGGTCATAAAATTATTGGCGGGTTTGAAAGATATGCTAATGCCGTTTTTCATATGCTATCAATGTATTTGGCAATGAAAGAGGCTGGAATTGAGCCCAACTCCGAGATGGAACTGATAAAAAAGCAAATCATAGAATCCGAACACGAGAGCAAGTATTTAGATGGATTATCTGTTAAGGGTTACATCAACGTTATGAAACCAATTATGGGATTTTGTGGTGAATTCCCTTGGGAGGGTGATGATGAATGCCCTCACGCAAAGGTTGAAAAGTTGATAGAAGAAATTAAAGGTTTGAAAGATGATTCTACGCCTCATTCCTAACAGCCCAGCCGTTGACGCCGTTCACATCTGCTACATGCGCCAAACGCCCTACACTCACGATGGCAAAATGTACATCGTGAAAAACATTTCAGCTATCGGCAAAGGCCGAGATACGCGAGTTGAAGCCGAGCTTCAGCCAGTATTCAAAGCGTAAGGAAAGTACCATGGACAACGTATTTCAAATCGGCTTCCCTGAAGAAATCGGCGAAGCAGAAACGCTGCGTGATTACGCAATCCGAAAAGAAATTGAATGCAAAGAGCAGCGCGAAGTCATCGCCACCATGCGTGAACTGCTGGCAGATATCGCCATGAAAGCGCATGATCCGGAAAAAGTAACCGACCTCTGCTCAAATGCACTCTCCGGCATCGAGCTAAAGAAAACCGCCTAACCTATTTGCCAAACCTTTGGCACTCATGCAGCAAATTAAGCGCTTGTTAAAGTGCTTCAGTGTTCACGCTGCGTGAGATTTTATAAAACCTAAGCCCCTTTTAAACAGGGGCTAACGCGCTAAATTGCAAAGAGGAATAGGAGAAACCTCAATGCAATGCAGCCGCTGCGATAAAACCGCCATCATCACCGAACCTACCCCACTCTGTGAACCATGCGCATTAGATACCGCGCTTGGGCTACTCACCGCCTGCAGGTTAAGCGAGCAATCCATCAGAGCGCTTATTCAATCAGGTTTTGATATGCCCGTAGTTACAGATCGCCACTATTCAGCGACAGACCTAGCCAAAGAGCTTGGCGTATCAGCGCAGAAGGTGGGCAAGCTTGCCAATTCATACCGCATGAAAACGCAAGAGTACGGCCAATGGCGGCTAACCAAAGCAGCAAACAACCCCAAGCAAATCCAAGCTTTTTTCTATAACGAAAAAGGCCGAGAGAGGATTAAACAACTATTGAGGTAACGACCGTGGATTTTGAAACTGCAACAGATTTAGAGCTTGAGCAAGCCTTGGCTTGCTTGGTTTACAAGTGCGACGGATGGGAACTATCAAAAACGGGTGGTTCTTTTTATTCGTGCGGGATTGATGGCTCAGTATCTTATGTTCAACCTATTCCTAAATATTGCACCGACATATCAGCAACATGGCCGTTGATGATTGAGCATGGAGTTTCTGTTAACGCTCTTTCTGGTGGGGATTACAAAGCTTTCGAGATTTATGAAAAGAGCGGATTGCACGGCAATGATATCGCTGACGAAAACGGATTGCTCCGCGCCGTGGTTGTTTGCCTTATCAAAGTTCTGGAGGTGTAGAAATGCAATCAACAGCAGTAAAGGAAAAACTCAGCACACAACAGCTATGCGAAAGACGTAATGAAATAGTCACGCTTATTACCAAAGCTGTAGAAACACTTTCTGAAGCTGACACACTGCTAAAAACACTGTGCATGTTCGGTTTTACATTCGAAAGGAACACATTTTACTCTCCATCGGAAGCAGAAAATAAGCTTAAAACAATTGCAGACTTAACCAAGCAAGCAGACAGCAAGATTTGGAATCACATCGTTGAGCTCGGCCAGTTCAGAGAGCTAATGACAATCAAAGAGCAGCGAAAGATTAGCGAAGCCCTAGAATCTTGTCCTCCGGTAACGCTTGAAAACGTCACCGCTACGCTTTCTGAGTTGCTAGCCAACCGCCCAAACATGCTCAAAGATTTGGTAGAAACGGCATTTCTGGAACGATCATCAGGCTACAAATCGAACGGCGGGAACAAGATTAACAAAAAGCAAGTAATCGACGGTGTTTTCTGTCGTTACGGTTTTACGAACTGGGGTTCTCGTCCTTGTGACCGATTGGAAGATTTGACGAAAGCTGTAGCAATTCTGGTCGGAATGGAAAAACCGCACATCACCAACATTCTATCGAAAGAGCGCGAGCACATAGCGTTCGAAGGGAAGGTTAAATACGTGGCTTATCAGAATGGGAACGTACATGTGACCATCTTGGATAAAGTGTTACTAGACAAACTTAATGATGTTTTAGCAGGAGCTATGGGTGCAAAAATTGGAGGCCAAGCATGAGCGGACTTAAACGCCTATTCGACCACATCGCCGAAATGGTCAACAACGACCAAATCCCAAAAGTTAGAGACCCTGAATCTGGTGTTATCTACGGATACTTCGATCAAGCATTTGGCCTAGCAATGAACGCCAAGAAAGAAGTGGAAGCAGAGCTTGAACTGAACAAAGCCAAGCTGGCCGCTGTGACCAAAGAGCGAGATCAACTCTACAAGCTCAACCAAGAGTTTGCCGAGTTCGCGAAGCGCCAAGGTTGGCAGCACGTTTTGATTGATGAGTTTTATGCGCTTAAGGAAAAGCAATGAACCAAGGAACCAACGGCGGCGAAGCCTATAAGCAAAAGTGCCACCAGTTCTGGAAGCAGGTTCGCTTTCATGTCGAGCTTGCCCATTTAACCGAAGGTACTTTGTCTGGCGCAGCGCGTGAGCTTAATCGCAAGCGCGTTAAAACAATGAACGGCGGTAAGTGGTGGCCACAAACAGTGAAAGATGCACTTACCCATTACACCGAAACTGATAGTGAGCAATAGCATGAAAAGAGCAGGAAAAGCATGGTTGCCTTTAATGATTTCCGCAGCCATGGCGCAAAGCGCACACCCTATTTCAAATCGTTATCAAGATATTAACTTTGTCCCTCGAAAAACAAAGCACAACCAGCGCCAGCGCTGCACCACCTACACGCCAGATAGCCCAGAAGTCAAAGCCATGACCAAGCAATTCTGGCAACGCGCCGATCAGCTAGGCAAAGCCAATTACTACTGCGTTTGCCAAAGCTGCGGAGATAGTTACCAGCTAGGTAAAGAAGGCGAAAATTGCCAGCTGTGCAAATCTGGCAAGCTTTATCCACAAGACGTTGAGCCGTGGGAGTAGCAACCATGGAAATAAAAATGGCTGAAATATTTGGCTCAGAAGGAATGAAAAACCTGCACCTCCGCGGCGCTCTTGTTCTGACTGGGCCAGAAGCAGAGGCGGCGGTTTTGGCGGTTAAAAACCACGACCGCCTAGTCGAAGAAAACAAGCGGCTGCGTGATTTGCTTGAGCAAATTATAGCGTTCAAGAAGCAGATTGATGAAGGCGTAAATGTTCATGGTGGCATGTCAGGGCTTGTGGGCTCAATTGATATTATTGACGAAACACTATCAGAACTAGGTGGTGAAAAAGATGCACAACTTAAATAGCGAACAGCTAAAAAAATTGCATTCTGACTTTATCAAATACAGAGATGAAGAGTGCGGTGGATTTTCTGATATTAGTGTGAATGAATTCTACAAATCTAGAAAGAGCAACTACAAGGAAGTTAAGTTAAATCAATGTGATGGATGCGCAAGAAACCTACCTATTGTTTCTGGGCTGCATAGAGATTCGACTGGGCGACCTGTAATGACTTGTTGCGCTGGACTTTACGCTTAGGGTGAAAAGATGCGAACCGAAACTGATGCATTTTATCAGAATGATGATGAGTGCTTTAAAGTCTACGGCATGTTAATGCCTGATGGTGACATTGGAATTTCTGCTCATGATCCGTTTGATGCAATAACCGTTTCACTCAGTAAAAGAAAAGCCGCCAAGCTTGCGCGGCAGATCTTGGAATTATCCGGTGAAACAAAACAAAAACTAGCTGCTGAAAACAAGCGGCTTCGTGAACTTCTAAAAGGCGTTGTGATTGAATTTGACTCACAGCATTTGGACGCAGATGCCTACGGGCTGATGTGTGGCATAAAGAAAGAGCTAGGTGGTGAGTGATGGGGTGGGTATTGCTACTTACAATATTTTCTCAAGGCCAAAGCTCAATGACCAGCCTTGTTTTTTCTGACTACAAATCCTGCATGGATGCTGGTTACAAGCTTAAAGAGGCAGTTAACAAGCGCAGCGATTTATTTAAGCACACAATTAACTACGACTGCATAAATGTTATCGGGCTTAAATAAACAGTGAGTAAATTATGAAAACACCATTAATAGCAAGACCATTCTATCCAGCGGTGAGTTTTTATGAAGAAAACCCATACCAACCAGTAAAGCCAATAATAGATACTGACATACTCATTGTTTACGCAAAATCAACGGAATTTGTAGGTGAATTTTTACAAAATTTATCACGCAGGAAAAACCATGAAAATAACCCACCGTCCCAAGGGTAGCATGTGCGCCAACTGCAAAGGCCTGAGCTCAGACCATAAGCAACACCACTGCCCTAGCCGTGATCAATTCAAAACCATGCAGCCAATGGGAAAAGACAGTGACGGCGTGATAGTCGTCCGCTGCAAAAGCTACGATAAGATTTGAGGTAACGACCAATGAACACCGCAGAAAAAATCCCTTATCACGATATCTCCAAAGAGAAGTGGGTCGGCGAGGATTATATCCTCGCTTGGCTTGGCATCACTAAAAAAGCCTTGCAGCGATACCGCCATGAAGCTTGGCTACTTGGCGTACACTATCGAAAGATAGGCGCAACAGGCCAAGCCTCAGCAAGAGGCAATTCCAAAATCGTTTACTGTAAACCCGAGATCCAGAAATGGATTGAAAGCTACCCACAACACTAAGGCATAAACCATGAGCGCATTACCAACCGGAGTAGAGATTCACGCAGGACAACTGCGCATCTGGTTTATGTACAAAGGCAAGCGACAAAGAGAATCGCTAAAATGCCCTCCCACTCCTAAGAATATCAAACTGGCCGCTTCCAGAAGGACGGCCATTTGCCATGCCATTCAAACCGGGCAATTCATTTATAAGGAGTGGTTCCCCGAATCCAAAAAAGCCAACCAGTATTCAGACAAGAAAGACATCACCATCAAAGAACTGTTTGATCGCTGGCTTGATTTGAAAGTTATCGAGGTGACGCCGGCTACCATCAAGAACTATCAGCAGCGAGTAAAGCAGGTTTACTGGCACTTACCTGAAACCACATTGGTTAGCGAAGTCACTCAAGAAAAACTGCTTGAGCTCAGAAAGCGCTTTACAGAAACGTGCTCACCCTCCACGGCAAACACTTACATGCGAACCCTGAAGGGGATATTTTCCTTTGCGATAAACTCCGGCTATTCAGATCCGGCGCTGCTCAACGGCATCAAAGAACTGAAAACCCAAAAGCGCAAACCGCAGCCATTAAGCGAAGAAGAGTTTCAGCGAGTGATTGAACATTGCCAACATGAGCAGGATGCCAACTTCTGGACGGTGGCGGTGTACACAGGGCTGCGCCACGGTGAATTAATGGCCCTCGCTTGGGAGGATATCGACCTAGAAAACGGCACGATAACAGTAAGAAGAAACCTAACCCTAGAAGGCAGCTTTAAACTTCCTAAAACAATATCGGGCGAGCGAACGGTCAACCTGCTAAATCCTGCACTGGCCGCACTCAAAGCGCAGATGAAATGGACATTCATGTTACCGGAGTTAGAAATAGATGTACTTCAGCGTGAATATGGTAAACTCCAGCGCCAATTTATCCGGCCTGCTTTTTCGCCAAGTGTGACAGCTCGATATGAGGTGGATAATCGCTATTACCACCACGTTAGCATTTGGGAAAAGTGGAACATGTTGTGTAAGCGCGCCAAACTTACATACAGAAAGCCATACCAAACACGGCACACTTATGCGTGTTGGATGCTCTCTGCAGGTGCGAACCCCACTTTTATTGCAAAACAAATGGGGCACTCAAGCGCGAAAGAAGTTTACCAAACCTATGGCGATTGGGTTGGCGACCACACGAAAGGTCAATTAGATATGCTAAACGCAAGGTATGGAAACATTGCCCCATATACGCCCCAAGGCAAAGAGAGCAAGAGTTAA